AATCCAAACGGGGAAACTTTATCTTCTTCTAGTCTCAACTTGAGTGCAACAGCACCCAGAGACTCCATTACTTTGAGGATGTCTTCGGTCCTAGCATCACCGCCTAACTCTTTAGCAACATACCAATACTTTTCCCAGAAAGTATCTCCTGCTTTCTTGTAATCATCTAACGTTAATAGTTTCATATAAAAGTATAATAAAAAAGAGGGGTTACCCCCTCTTACTTAGGTCACTTGCTGTAGGTCTTTCCACGGTAGCAGAAAGTCCCGTGAGACTCTTTACTATCCACACAACGTGTGTCGTACTTCACCCCACGGTATGTGGCGTGAAGGATCTGTGCGTCATGTAAGGCAGATGCCTTCTGGATTTGCTTGCGAATGAGGTTAAGTGTGTTCATGAGTAGGTCCTCTGAAGTTAGGGTTTTTAATCCCCGTTCCTTCAGTCGTTTGCGTCCCAATAACACTCAGGGACAGATTCCTTTACGGTCTCTATCAACTCTACCTTAAAAGCATTTGAGAGATTCTCATTTGCTTTCATCTTAAGCATGATTGTATCAGCTTGTTGGCAGGTGAGTGATGAATACAGAAGTAATTCAAACATGGGATCAACGCTCCGTTGCGCGACTTACTTGCGTCCTCCTTTCGGGGGATGAACGTGTTGTCATGATAGCATGACATTACTATTTATGCAACCCCTACTTATCTCGTTTCTTTTTACGACGATAGTAGGGGGTGTTACTAATGGGCTTGGTATTCTTTAAGTCCTTCTTGAGTTTCTTCAAGAAGGATAAGTGGTCCCTGATACCATGTATCGGGGTTTTCGGAATACCAGTCGATTGTGTCTCGTTTGAGTAGAGGCTCCTCGCTTGTCTCTTCCAATTTCTTCTCGGCATCGTGATGTGTATCTGGATACACCTTGGGTATCCGTATCCATGTTGTAATTTTATAGCTTAAACCCGCTAAAAGTTTCCGCACTAACATCCTGCTTGATTCCTCCGACGACATAGGATTCAATCTCAGTTTCCTGAGGGGCATTTTGTTGACCCTTGCTATTTAGCCAGTGCTCTGTCCAAGGCAGAGGATTGTTTTTAGCAGGGATATCGAAGGCGGGTGCTAGTCCGATTGCTTTCATACGACGATTAGCAATCCATTCAACGTATTGAGAAAGCAGACGCTCGTTAAGACCGATCATGCTACCATTCTCAAACAAATATTTTGCCCACTCTTTCTCTTGGGCAACTGCGTCAAGGAACATCTGACGCACTGTCTCTTCCTCATCCTTAATGATCTGCTGCATCTCAGGATCGTCACCCTTCTTCCACTTGTAGAGGATCTTCTGGGTCAATGCGAGATGCTGTGACTCATCCCTGGCAATAAGGGAGATAATTTTTGCAGAACCTTCCATGAGTTTAAGTTCACCAAAAGCAAAGCTGCAAGCAAAAGAAACATAAAACCGAATTCCTTCAAGGATATTGACATTAGCAATCGCCAGATAGAGTTTACGCTTAACATCTCTGATAGTCCACTGTGAAGTAGGAGAGTCTTTCCAACCTTCCTTCCACATGTTACTGAGTGACCACTCAGTTGCTACCTCAATGAAGTCATTGTATGCTTTGCATACTGCTGTAGCACGGTCAAGGATCTTCTCGTTATCTAATACCGCATCGAAGACTTCTGATGGGTCTGCGTATACGTTCTTGATGATATGAGTATAGGAGCGAGAGTGAATCTGCTCCATGAATTCCCATACTCCCATGCATCCTTCCAACTCTGGAAGACTACAGTAAGGTGAGAATGCCATGCCAGGACCACGCCCTTGCACAGAGTCCAGAAGGATCTGATACTTGAGGTTGCTGGTGTAGATATGTTTTTGTTGCTCATTCAGTGTCTTGTAATCTGCACGGTCCTTCTGTAGAGATACCTCTTCAGGTCTCCAGAAGTAACCGAGTTGTGTCTGTGTTAGTTTGTCGAAGTCAGGATACTTGTATTCATCGTATCGTTGCATCCCCAAGGGTGCTCCGAAAAACATTGGTTGTTTTTTGGTGTCTACTTTCTTGTCGTTGAAAACAGTCAGTCCCATAGTTGCGCCGTTGGATTTTTGCATGTACCGTAGTTGTGAATATAATTTAGGAATGCATTGATCCTCGGAGCAAACTCCAGGGATTCACAGCAGTCAAGATAGGACTCAAATTCTTCTTGTAAGTCCTTGCTGAGTGTGATAGTAATGTCCTTAGACATTGCAGGCATCGCATTCAGACTCATCGCCTGCATCAATCTCCGCTAAGAGATTGTCTAGTTTTGAGGTAGTCTCATCAACCCATCCAATTGAATGAGCAGGATCGTCTACATCTTTTTTAGCATCGTATGTATTCTGATAGTAAGAAGTTTTCCAACCATACTTGTAGGTCATTAGTAGGTCTTGTGCCATAACGGATACAGGCACTTCATTGTTTTCAAATTTCTCTGGGTTATAAGACCAGTTGCCTGAGATGGCTTGGTCAAAGAATTTCTGCATGACTGCAACAATCTCAACGTATCCTTTGTTGGATTGCATTTCCCATAGGAGAGTATAGTTATTCCTTAGTGTATTAAATTGTGGGACAATCTGCTTAAGAGGTCCTTTCTTTGATTTCTTAATGGACAAGTAGTCTCTAGGCGGCTCGATTCCATTGGTTGCGTTTGACACAACGGAACTACTTTCCGATGGCATCTGTGCGGACAGAGTGCTGTGCCTGAGTCCGTATTCATTGATAGATGTCCTAAGAGAATCCCAATCATAATTATACTCTGGTAAAACTAATTCATCCACGTCCTTCTTATATGTATCAATTGGTAGAAGTCCATCAGAATACTTTGTGCGGTGGAATGCTTCACATGGACCACGCTCTTGAGCGAGTCTATTAGATGCTCTCAGCAGGTAGTATTGGAATGCTTCAGTCAACTCATGGACGAGTCTCAATGCACTTTTGTCATCGTAATGCTCACCATTCTTAGCAAGGTAGTGTGCTAGTCCGATGAATCCAATGCCCAGAGATCGACGTGCCAACGTGCTACGCTCAGCAGCAGCGACTGGATACTCCTGGTAGTCAATCAACTCCTCCAGACCCCTCACAGAGAGGTCACAGAGGTCTTCCATCTCATCTAGGGACTTCAGTTTACCCACGTTGATAGCAGAGAGAATGCACAGAGCAATCTCACCATCACGATCATCAATATGATTGATAGGATCTGTAGGTAGAGTGATCTCCTGACAGAGGTTACTCATATTCACCTTGTCCTTGAAGGAGGAGTGAGTATTACAGTGGTCGATATTCATGATGTAAATACGACCTGTCTCTGCTCGCTCCTTTAGTAGATCAAGGAAGAGTTGCTGTGCCCCGATAGTATTTTTTGGCACAGCATCATTGAGTTCATGCATCCGATATAGAGTGTCGAAGTCATCCGTACCAAAGGCTTCATAGAGACCTGGCACGTCATGCGGTGAGAAGAGGGTAATCTCTTCATTGTTAATGAATCTCTCGTAGAATAATTTACTAATCTGAATAGAATAGTCAAGTTTCCTTACTCGGTTGTCTTCTGTGCCTTTGTTGTTTTTGAGGACGATGATGTCTTCGATCTCTCTGTGCCAGATGGGGAAGTGGACAGTTGCGCTTCCACCTCGGACGCCATTTTGAGTACAGCATCTGACAGTGCTCTCAAATTTCTTGAGGAAAGGGATAACACCTGTGTGTTGAACCTCTCCGCCTCTGATTTTACTGTTGATGCCACGGATTCTACCTGCGTTGATACCGATGCCTGCACGTTGTGCAACGTAGTAACCAATAGCCATATCACTACTAAAGATACTATCGAGGGTGTCATCAGCATCAACGAGAACACAACTCGCAAATTGACGGAGAGGCGTTCGCACTCCTGCCATGATGGGGGTTGGAATGTTGATCCTGTGCTTTGAGATCGCGTTGTAGTATCGTCTGACATAATCTAGTCTTGTCTCTTGTGGATAGGTTTGGAAGAGAGTTGCTGCAATCATGATGTACATCTGCTGGGGTGTCTCATACACCTCTCCAGACGATCGATCCTGCACGAGATATTTATCAACAACTTGCCTTAGACCAGCATATGTAAACAGATAGTCACGGTCATGATCAATGAATGTTTCAATCTGATCCCACTCATCGTCTGTGTATGCTTTGAGGATGGTATTGTCATAGACACCACGCTCAATACATCCCCACACATGCTCCTGAATATGAGGACGCAAGTCTGGGTGTCCATTATATACTTGCTTGCGAAGACCAAACAGAAGCAGACGTGCTGCCACAAACTGATAGTTTGGTGACTCCAATGTAATCAAATCATTAGCAGAGCGCACAAGAATCTCTTGGATGTCTGATGTCTGAATGCCATCAAATAGTTGGAGGTTAGCATTCATTTCGATTGCTGACTCCGACACACCAGCAAGTCCTCTGCAAGCGTGCTCTACCATTTCATGGATTTTACTTAGGTGGATCTCTTCCACCTGTCCGTTGCGTTTGACAACTGTGTTGCTCATACCTTTTTCCAATCTGTAAATTGTACCTTTGCTTTTAATCCTGAAAAGGTGTTGCTCTGTATTATAGCAGAGGGGTCAAGTCCTGCCAACACCATGTCATTAATATCTTTTTCTTTTACTGACTTCGGCCAGATAACTACTGCTTCGCCGCTTCCAATTGCCGCATCAATCCTAGACACGATCTGTCTATTTCTTGGCTCGTTGTCGAAGACCCAGACCCTATGTGTATAAGGAAGAGTGCGGTGGTCAACATCGCTGCCACACATAGCAACAGATTGCTTAATGAAAGTACTATCGAAGGGTCCTTCTGTGACATACACTGTCTCCTCTGGGTTTACTTGGTCTTGTCCGAATAGTTTAAGTTGATCCTTAAACATCACGGTGATGTATCGTAGCGTAGAAGTTGCTGCCATAGATCTACCCTGAATGCCAAACCAATTACCGTCCTTGTCAACGAGAGGGATAATAATTCTAGGTCTGTCATTCTGTAGATTATCAAATGTCTGGCGTTGCGTATTAACCCACCTCTTAAACTTGTCAACATAGAAGAATCTACCCAGTTGATCCTCTGGGATTCTTCTATCGAGGAGATACTTCTTGGCGGGGTGCGTTGTATTTAGCTCGCTGATCGGAGTGAGATCTGTCACTTTGTTAGCAAACTTTGGCTTAGCACCTTTGTATTCAGGAGCAGGTGTGTGCCTACCTTTACCTGTCATCCCCTGCTTATACTTCTCCATAATATACTCAGCATGGAGGTCAACCGCATTGTCCTTTAGAAAATTAGACAGCGATCTACCCATGCCACAGTTGTGACACTTGAAGATGTATTCAGTCTTCTTCAGAAAAAAATACCCCCGTGCCTTATTCTTATGCTTCTGTGAATCACCACAGTAAGGGCAGCGGAAGTTATAGAGTCCTGATTTGACGTGTTTGTATTTCTCTAGCCTGGTGCTGAGAAGTCGGATGTATTTGTCATCGACGTAATCCATGCAGAGCGATCCATTGGATCTACCATAGCAGAAGGATCGTCAGGTGTCAATGATCTAAGCAGTGCTTGACCTGGCACACTGACCAGGAATGAGATGACAGCGAGACCACCAAAGATGGACCACATCTTCTTCTCCATCATCCTGAGTCTGTCATCTACCAGACGGATGTCTCTCTCACAACCTTTCTTGATTGTGTCACATTCTTTGTTCAGATCCGAATGAAGTCTATCTACTTTTTCAAATAGAATCCCATCGACTTCACTCTGGGTGGATAGTTTTTCGTTATGTACTGCAAGTAGTTGACCCATCTTTACAGAATTATCCTGTAATGAATCAACTACCTTTTCTAATCTTTCTAGGATAGCGGAATTAATGTCTGCCATTATTCTGATCGTAGTGCTGCTTGTCGTTTCTTCCAGTAAAACTGGATTACATCATTAGGATAAAGACGTTTAACATCTAACTTCTTAAAGTTTTCTGGTCGATAGATCTTGCGAAGCTCTATCTTCAGTTGTGCTTCTGACTTACTATACAATACATACTGCTCTGCTCCATCATAGGAGATGAGGAATGGTAGGTATGAGGTATCTTTCTGTGCTCCCTCAGTCTTTAACATTTCAGACTGGGAAATAGTATAACGACGACGCTTCTTAGGTTTCTTCTTCGACCCTCCTAGGAGAGGAGTGAAACCAGCATTGGGTCCAGTTGCATCAGCAGTGTTGCTGAAACCACCATCGCCTGCGCTCATTGTGGGTGCGTCTTCATTCATCACAGATCTTCTAGTAATTCTTTTACGTCGTTATCGATATCAACAAGGTCAAGACATCCAGCAGGTATCTGTGGATATCTATTCAGATATACAAGAAAGGTCTTTATCAGGGACCAATATTCTCTCTCTAATTTATACATCAGTAGCGGGATCGTCCCGTCACCAAACACATTAAACAGAATGATAAGATGATTGAGTATCAGATTAACACGGAGGACACCCGTTTTCAAATACCTCTTGAGTAACCTCTTAAGGTATTTGAATTTCTTCATGTCCTCCATAAAATCATCTACGGTAACCGACTGTGGGTTATCATAATGCTGAATAGCAAACATTAAATAGTTTTTTTCACTAAGTTGATCAAAATGCATTATGTAAAAAAGTCAGTTATCAGGACACAAAGGTCAACGTTGCAGCATCAGAGACGACTTCTTCAGCGCCTTTGCTGGTGTTGATCTTCACTCTATACTTGTCACCATCGTTAGCAGCGAGTTGACCACTCAGCACAAGAGATGCACTGGTTGCGGCAGCGACATTTGTATAGCGGGTGCTACCAGATGTCTTCTTCTGCCACTGATAAGTGATAGTGCCAGACTGATCCACGGTTGCAACAACAGTGAAGGTTGCAGCACCACTAGAAGAGTCTTGGTCAGCAGGTTGAGTGCCGATGGTGATAACCTCAAGCACGTCTGCTGCGATAGTGTCGTCAGCAAGAGTCTCGTCTGCATTTGCTTCAGGGTTGCTGATGAATGCAAGTTGCTCTGCCTTGTGTCGTGTGTCACCTGCTGCGGTGACGTACGTTTTGTATGCCCACCAACCAGGACTGTGGATTCCACGCGCCTTGTTAGATGCAAGAGCCGCTTCTGTTTCGTCAACGAAAACGATTGTCTCGGTGACGGATCCAGCACCGTTACCACGGGCGAGTCCTACTTGGGTTTGATTTGCTGTTGAGTCTACTCTCCCGTAAAGAGACATAATTTACTCCGAATGAAATTAATACCTATATTTTATTTAGGCTTCCTCTTCTTTTTGGAATAGAAGTGACTCCACTACGTCAACTGCTTTGTCATCCAACTTATTATCAGTTGTAGACACTAGCGAGCGCAGCACGTCCACAAGGAAGTGACGCACTTCGTCTTTGCCGAGTAGTCCGATAATTGTTTTCTTTGCTAATGGTAGGAAAATTGCCCACATAGATCAGTCCTCGTAGGTTACTGATCTATATATGTGATTACTTACCGCCTGCCTTCTTCCGATCGAAATCGGCAGTAGCTTGCAGCATCTTTTCCTTCATGCGATCCTTAGCAACTTTCTTTGCAGCGTCGTCTGCTACGTTGTCTGCCTTGGGAGCAGGGGTGTCGCATTCTTCTTTCTTGACATCCTGACCAGGCTCATACCACTTGCCATCGCCGTCAGAATCCTGCCAACGCTTACCTGCCTTGGCGGCTTTAATGTGCTTGTCTTTTTTCTTAGCAGCTTCCTTGAGTGCTTCTACGCTACTCACGATTCTACTTCTCAGATGTTCAGACATAAGGTCCTCTTTCTTTGGATTGATGGTGACGTTACCTTTCTTGGTAGTCTTTAGAGATGATTCTTTATGACCAATCGGTTTCATTCAATCTCACCCATCTTTTGTAATTCTTCCTCAGTAAATAATCCTGAGTCCGATAGTTTATTTATAAAGTGCTCATTCTTTGCTTTGAGGTTTGCTTTACGCATTACTAATTCGGCACGACCACCTCTGTCCATTCTACCTTGTGCCTTTGGTTTCTTAGAACCACCTGCAGGTTGTGGACCAGCGCCACCGTCGTCAACTCTTCTGCCGTGAGAGTATTTTGCACCACTCCCTTTAGAATCGCCAGAGACCATCTTGCCACCCTGTGAGCGACCGTCTTGATACTCTTTCTCAGACTGACCGTGCTTACCCTTATAGAGTTCGTCAATCTGATCCTCTTCCTTCACGCAGTTAGGAACTTCCTTACCACCTTTCTTCTTAGTGCCACTTGCTTTGTATCCGTCCCAGCACTTGCTAGCACCCACATTCTTGCGTGCTTGCTTGAGACCTTCAAGCATTTGTTGATGGAGATCATCGATATCAATGCCGACCACTTCTTCTTTAGCGGTCACGCCGAGGTCAGCAGCATCTCTCGCTGACTTCTCTCCTTTCTTACCGACAACGATGTAACGACCGTCTGCCTTCTTACCAGTGATGAGCATAGAGTCACCACCTGATTGGACAACACGACCAACATTTCGATCATCCTTATACTCTGCCTTCTTCTTTGCGACGGAGTTACGATCTACTTTGAATCCCGCATAGCCTTCAATTACAGGCTCGTAAGCATCGAATGCTTCCATCACTTTCATGACACCTGTGTGGAGTCTCTGTGATTTTGGAAGAGTATCTTCTTCGATTGCTTTGAGGATATATGCCTGCTCAGTAGGATTGTAATCCATGAGTGCCACAGACACCAGCATTTCTAACGTCATGTTTCTAAACCGAAATGAATTTCGCTAATACTATTTAGTTTCAGCAGATTTTCTGAAATCTGTGAATTTAACTGCCTTTTGACCAGGGGTCATGTCCTGGAGTGCTTGGCGATAGAGGTCAGTGCCTGCTTTCCAGGTGTTACCACTACCATCATCGGCACTATAGTTGCTTTGATCCTTAGTAGTGTCAGCAGCAACCTCTTGCTTGTGACTAAGATCTGATGGTCCTAGTTGTGCAACCTCACTGATGTGTTGCAACCAGCAGCGGTGCTCGCCACCCCAACCATCACGCATGATGATGTAGTTAGTGCCACGGTGAGCAACTCTACCACGGATACCACTGTCATCGTGCTCTACAATTGCACCCACCTTGTAGATGTGGTTGAGCATGTAGTGATCACGGAAAGCATCGAAGTCAAGTTTAGGAGCGTATGACCACACAGATTCGTGGACAGACTCACCCTTCTTACCCTTCTTCGCTTTAGGTGGAGGTGTCATCCCAGTGATGACATCACCCATCAGTTTCTTAGAGTCCTTATATCCACCAGTCCCAGCGTGGAATGAATCATGGTCACCCCCTTGGGCGTGCTTTCGCATTGCTGATGCAGACAGATTCTCGATAGGATCATCAGAGTCAGTAGCACGAGCACCTGCAGACTTAATGTTAATAGACTTGAAGTCATAGTGCATACCATTATATTTGTTAGCAAGAGTTTCAAACTCTTTCACACGGTCGTCTCCGACCACCATGGTTACATGCTCATGACCCTCGTCATGTAAGTCACGAAGGATGTCAAAGATGTTTCTATGCGCTTCATTGTTTTGGATAGCATCCTTGTGCCCCTTAAACATCTTACGCATGTGATCCACCTTCTGATTTGCAGTCAGTGGATTCTTCTTATGATCTTGTGATCTGGATGGGTAGATACGATAGTTACCTGAGTCACCACCGTTTGCCTTGACTGCATCAAGGAGTTTACCATGACCAGCATGAGGTGGGTTAAACCTACCGAAGGTGATAGCAACGTGCTTATCATCTATCTTTGCTTGAGCAGCAGGAGACTTACCCTTACTAGATGTGGAAGGTTTCTTAGCAGCAGGTTTTGCTGCAGCCGCTGCTTCTCTTATGAATGTAATAAATCGCATTGGTTTACTAAAAAACTCAGCCATATACTTTATTTATCAACCCCAGTTCTTCTCGACGGTGAAATTCGCTCTGGAAAACTCCAAGCGGTCCACCAATTTGAGTGCATTGCCCGACTTGATAGCAACGAATCCTTCTGGTGCAGTAACTTTGTAACCTTTATCAGTCTTGATATAGGTGCCAATGCCTTGGACTTTCTCTAGTTGTCTGATGACCAGAGTCTTAGCAGCAGTGAGATTCATGTAGGAAGCGACAGTCATGTAGATAGCAGTGCTATTCATTTTGATAAACTTCAGACCATTCTCTTTCATTGTAAGATACTTCTTCTTGGTTGTCTCCTGCTTCTTGAGGGAGATCTCCTTATCAAGTGCAGCAGTATAGAAGTCTTCAAATCCCTTGGATACTTGTGCAGCACTGGGGAATGTCTTACCTTGTCGGATATATGTGTTGAAATAAATCTTAAACATAGGAGCAAGCATAAACTTACCTTCACCACTCGTCTGCAGAATATCTAAGAACTTAGATGCCTGCTTGAGAGATCCTTCTGCCTTCTTGACAGCAGCATTGTAACGAATACGCTCAGCATTAGTGAAGTAAGACTTACCTTTATCGTCTGAGAAGTTGGAAGAGAATACAGCGACACTCTTCACACCCTGCATACCATTAACATTAACACCAAAGGATGCCTTCATGTCACGGAGGGTAGGACCACCACTATATGAGGTGTGGAATACAATGCCCACCTTCGCTGCTTGCAATTTCTTTGCCATATCTGTATCGGCAGGTACTGCATAGGTGATGGTGTTGGGTTGGAAGACCAAGGACTTCTCACCATTAATATTTTTAACAATCGTATCGTTAGTGAAGAGGAGATCACCCTGTAGCACACCTTTGATACCTAACTTAGGTAACTCGTTAAGACAATCTTTAAGTTTCTCTGCTAAGGCACCGCTATACCATGTGTCAACATCCTCATGAGTCACACAGATCTTAGGCATCTTAGCAAAGACACCCTTGGTGCCCACGAAGAAGTTACCAGTGCCAGGATGAATGCCACAGATGACAGCGGGAGCACCGTCCCACTTAGTAGTGACCCTCATGTTGGACTGAGGTTTGCCAAGCATGTCACCTAGCGAGCGCAAGAATGCGATAGCGTTGTGACCTCCCTTGGATCCTCCATTGAGGATGTCGTCCTCTAGGTGCTCTAAGTGTGTGTTTGCCATACCTGTATTATACCTCGTATCGGATCACAATGGCGTTCTGACGGACACCTGTAACTTTGTCCTTGCCCCTGCCCTTGAGGGATACCCTGACTCCTGCCACCTTCATCACGTCACGGACTGCCTTCTCATCTATGGGTTTGATCCCGTCCTCTGTCAGGATATGAGATGCTGCCCTGTCATCACCGTTAAACAGGAGGGCACCAGTCATACACTCGTGCGTCAAGTTATATTTGAATCTATCATATGCTTCTGCACCATTAGGTTTCTGCTTTGATCCTAAGATCTCTTGCAGTTGCTCATTCAACCCACCCGACTTCTTGATATCAGAGAGGATTGCTTTGGCCTGTGGTTGTGCGATGGTGCCTTTTGCATTCTCACACTTGTTACCGATCTGCTCCAGGACTAATTGTAGATAACCTAGGGTCTCAACATCAGTGCTACCACCCATGTCCTTTGCAGTCTTTTTCAAAACATTTTGTAAAACAAGAAGACTCTTATCAACCCCCGCTGATGAGAGTTGAAAAGAGTCTCCCCATTTCATTGAGCACTTATATACTGTGCTACCAGACTTAAACTTAATATCAGTCTTAGGTTCTTCTCCACCACCAGACATCTTCTTGAATGAAGAATAGTATTCTTGTCTTGCACCGAGACCAGATGGAGCATAGTTTTGCACAACTCGATCTGCTGCTTGCTTGATGTCATTAGGAATGGCTTCATAGCGTCCAGCAGCATCATCAAAATCTTTTTTATTTTGTGATGACTTACTGGTGACTCTGCTCATAGCAGAATACATTACAGCGTGCTCAAATTGTAAACCCTTGTTTGCCATCTGACCTAGGACTCGATCTAACTATTTAGATGATGAGGTTTATGCTCCCTGTCCATGGGTTGAGACTTGGTGTCATCGTTGCGTGAGAGGTTCTTGATAACAATGAATGCATCTTTGTTATACTTGCGGTCACCCTTTTGGGCTGCCCACTTTTTATTGTATCCTTCAGGTTGCTCGATACCAGATACCTGTGTGCCACCAATCTCGATGTGAATGTTATCATGCCTCACATCCCAACCAAGGGATGCAATCTGATTCCAAAGATCATCTTGACTAAACCGCATCAGATATCTCCTGGGGCACGATTCTCACTGTAGTTGACATCAAACATACCCTCAGGGTAACGTGCTGCCAGTTTCAGTGTGTTGATGTAGATGATCTCATCAAGTCGCATGTCCAGTGCCATAGCAGCATTGGCAACATACCACATGACATCACCCAACTCTTTCTGGAGATGCTCTTTGTTTGCCTGGTCCCAAGGTTTGCCTTGAAACTTCAACTTCTTAACGATCTCCATAAACTCTCCACCCTCTGCACAGATACCTGCTGCAGCAGTGTCAAGACGCTCGATGTTACAACCTGCTTTGTGCAACTCCTGGAGTCGCTCGATGTAAGACACATAGTTCTTACTAGCAGGAGAGGTGACACGATCTACAAACTCACAATAGCGATCGAGATCAACTTCAAACTTTTCCTTACCACCACCTGCAGAGGCAGCGGCTTTCTTCTCTGCTGCTTTCTTTTTGGTCTTGGGTGCCACAACATCAGGGTTGTTGAGCATCTCCTCAGGACTCTTGGGAGTAGTGTCTGCTACTTCTTGAGCACGCTGACGCTCCTCTTCAACCTTCTCTTGAGCATCACCAGAGATCTTCTCTGTCTGTTGCTCTAATTCATAATTAGGCTCACCTTGTTGGGTAAACTTGTTGGGGTCAGTCATACTTTGAATCCGTCAAAACTTTTTTTAGTATCGGTGAATGCATCCTCACTGATGTCACCAGCATCAATGATGTTGTCCTGGGCGGACTGATCACAATCATACAGCCTCATCTTCGCCCTGTCAATCCCTACAACAAATCGTTTGAATAGGGTGGGGTCGTTGTATCTATTTTTGAGTTGCTTGACCATGATCTGACCCAGCTGCTCCATCTCCTCTGTGGATATAAGCGCGACCATAAGATCAGCAGTAGCAGGCAGTCCAAAAGACTCGCTAGTATCGGTAATATCCACGTCAGAGTTTCCATATCCACTTCGGGTAGTTTGAGTAGCAGAGACAACAGGGACATTCAACTTGCCAGCGAGTCCTCTCAATTCCTCTGCGATAGACTTAACATATGTATAGGAGTTGACAGAAGTCCCTTTGTATCGTGAGGATGCACAGATATTAAGGTAGTCAACAAAGATGATGTCAGGATGGAAACCTTTCTTGAGTGACAACTCATTCAAGAGTGCTTCAAAGTGTCCCACATGTGCAGACGCTGTGGGATACTCTTTAATAACTAAGCGACCTTGTGTTTTCTTCTTGAGAGATTCCACCTTCTTGATGTATCTCTCTTTAGTAAACATCGGATCACTCAGTTGTTGGATCGGGATGTCCAGAAGGTTGGCGTCAATTCGCTCAGCAATCTTCTCCTCTGCCATTTCAAGTGTAATGTAGAGTACGTTCCTCCCCTGCAGGAGACTGGCACTAGCGCAGTGGCACATGAATAGAGACTTCCCGACACCTGTGCCAGCAAGTGCGATGTTGAGAGTCTTATTAGGCAGACCACCTTTTGTGATTTTGTTAAAATAGTCGATGTCAAAGGGAATCTTCTCCTCTTTCCTGTGGTAAAAGTCGTAACGGTCTGATGCATCAGAGATGTAATCGTGACCTACATGATCATCAAAACAGACGCCCAATGCCTCAGACATAATGCTGGGGATAGCGTCCTTTGTCCTTGTCTTATCTTGTCCATCGGCAATCTGCACCGACTCCATGAGAGCAAGGTAGACTGCACGTTCTTTACACCACTTCTCAGTGGTCTCCATCAACCATTCATCATTGTAAGAATCACGATCTAAGTTATCAAGGAAGGTTTCAATCTCCTTGTAAGTGTCCTCCGTGATGTCACGCCGTTTCTCAACCTCAATCTTCAGAGCATTAGGCTCTGGATTGATATCATACTCACTGATGTATTCCTGAATCGTCTGAAACAACAGACGGTTAGTAAACATATCGAAGTATTCATCCTTAATGAAAGGCAAAACCTTTCGACAGTAATCTTCCTCAAGGATAAGTTTACTGAGTGCAATCTCTTCGATCTTTAGGCTCATTGATAATGTAGATAGGTGGTCAATTCATACTTGTCATTACTGATAGGAGCGTTGTCCGAGTAAGGAAACGTCCACCCAGGTGGATATAATACCACATCACCTTGCTGTGGTTTAATCTTGAGACCCACTTGCGGGAATTCCATCTCGCCTCCCTCCTCAACATCGTTAAGGAAGAATTTGTATGCTAGAAATCTTTTAGCAGAGTCGGCATCACCAACGTCGATATGTAGACCGAAGTTATCTCCAGTCTCGACATTGTATTTATTCAATTTGATCTGCTCAAGATTATTCTTTGCTGCCCAGAATTTCTCACAGTCCAGTTGCTTCATGTATTCATGAGCAGACCACTGAATGATGGGCACAACCTGTTGTTGGATTGCATTCCACTCGTGGTCTCCCTGGTCTGCTAGGAAGGAAACATTGAGGATGTTATACTGTGGGACACCATCGTCCCACCTCATCATCTTCTCAGAGGCATCAGCCTTAAGGATAGCATTGCGGCATACGTTTGGATCAAGTGCTTTGGGATAGATTTTAATCCATTCCTTATGATCCATAGGAAAACTCCTGCTCTGCTGCCTTGTCAAGTTTCATCATGATTTCGGGGGTGAAGTATTTTTCAGGGTCAGCGAGAATAGACTTAGGATAAACAGAAGTCTCACCAAACTTGATACGATTACCGACCCGTTGGAAGACTCCATACTTCTCACCCAATTCCAGTAGTCCGAAATAGCGATCAAGTCCACGCTCGTCATAAAATAGTCGTGTCTCAACTACAGTATTCTCCTTGCTCAGACGTGACTTAGCAGTCTTTGCCTTGATAATGTTTCCAATGACTTCCTTACCATCCTTCTCTTTCTTTTTGCTGAGATAGATGATTGTAGAAGCAGCATACTTGAGTCCACTGCCTCCACCCATTTCCTTTGTAGGGACATAAGATCCAATAACATCGTAAGTGTGGTTAGTAACAATCATAGGCACGTTTGCTTTACCCAGTTTAAGGGTAAGCACACGGAAGATAGACTTAACTACCTGTGCCCGTGACATATCGCGGGTTTCTTTACCCGCTTCGGTGTCCTCAATCTCCTTGGAGGTTGAGAGCATTCCTAGTGAGTCTAACACAAACATCATAGGTTGGCGAGACTCCTCAGGCAGACTTAAGTATTTGTCAATGATCTTGATTGCCTGCTGCCTAAACTCCTGCACTGTAGTGACAGGGACAATGACCATACGATTTGAATCAATCTTGCGAGACTCGATCATGCTCTTGCTGATGGCAGACTCAGATTCAAAATAAATCACACCTGCATCAGGATCCATGTCAAGAAAATGCTTGACAATGCCAAGGCAATAGAAAGTCTTACCAGTTGAAGACTCGCCTGCCACAGCTGTAATCTTATTGGACGGGATGCCACCATAGATCGATCCAGATACCAGTGCATTAAAAATATAACTGCCAGTATCGATATAAGAGGTGGTATCACCTGCTGCAACTCCGTCTGAAACCAGACCAGCGTATTCATTATCGATCTCCTTTACGATATCAGAAAGAAAATTCACGACCAAAGTGCCTCCAGGGTGTTTATTTTTTCGGGTTTCCAACCAATGGTGTCTAAGATCACAGTCAAAGGGTCAAGAAACGACTTCTTAAACTGTAGGTCATAGTCTATGCTTTTGTCAAGTCCAAACTCGGTTGGGAGAGTCTGGAAGAATGAGATCACGTTCTCGTTGATCTGGTTTGGTGTCCTCAGCATCACATACTTAATCTTCTCACCCTCTTGGATGATGGGATACTTGTGTGCCAGTTTCCTCTTCTTGATATAAAAGTTATACAGCAGTGCTCCTCGCACATGCATGGGGCATCCCTTGCCATAGATGGTAGCAGGTGAGGAATTCTTTGCCACGTTGTTACATCCACGGGGGAATGCAATCTCCTCCACAGGCATCGCCTCAAACCTCTCACGGAAGTCAGCGATAAACTGTTGCAACTCAGCCTCTGTGCCATTCATAATGACCTTCAGAGCATCCTTAATGGCAGTGCGACAGGGTGCAGGGGTAGAAGACTTGACTGCTTCAATACCGTTGATCTTAAGTTTGGGAGTCTTGTAACGGACACCCTCACTATCAAATACATTGAGGATATATCTCTTCTTTGCTGTCCAGATGCCACGGTTAGCGATATTCTCTCGCTTCATAAACATCTTCTGATCGTAGGCGTTTACATAGGTCGCCAACGTTTCATAAGAATCTCCAATATACTTCTCAAATTCCACTTCACACACCTTGTTAAGGAACCTAACAACACTCTCATCGCTCTTCTCTCTGCCCTCGAATACCTTGTCAACAAAAGGACCCAGATTGAGATAGATGGAATCAGTATCAGCAGCAATAACGTAGTCAACATCAGTAGTCCTCAGGATTTTATTAAGGTAAGTATTCATTTTGTTTTGTATCCATCGGATACTTACCTGTCCCGATAGAGTAATCGCTTCAGCGTTTGCCAGAGAGTAGTATCGGAAGTATTGGTTTCCAATGGCACCATAGGCGCTGTTGAGTTGGATCTTTCTTGCCATTTGGATGTTGTTGAATTTTGACACATCCTTTTGTAATGCCAAGGTCTCTGCAGGTGTGGTGGCATCTTCGAGAGATTGCTTAGCGGCAAGCATTCTCTTCTTGTAAATGGTTCTTTCATCATAGATTCTTTGCATCATTTGTGGAAGGAATCCAAGTGTGTCCTTACGATACTGAGCACCGTTAGCACAGACACAACCATCCCCATCGAAGACTATTTCCTGGTTAAGTATTTTATCAACTGTAACCGTTGGGTGTCGCTCATCCAGGAGGGTCTCGGGGGATATATTATATTGCATAATAAGATGAGGATACAGGCTGTTGAGGTCAAAAGAGACCACCCAATCATAGCTTCCTGGAATCGGTTCCTTAACATATGCTCCCGCATACTTGTCATCCTTCTTAGTAGTTAGGCGAGGTGGCACCACAATGTTACGACCCTTAAGATCATTATAGATCAGGGTGTCCCACATACGGACCTGAGAATATACATCCTCAAGGTTTACCTTAGCGTCATACGCCATGGTAACTGCCAACTCGATTAACTTCATCTTATCTTCCAGCATGTCAACCAGATTCACGTCATGGATGTTGTATTCCACGAAGCGTTGCCAGTCAGACGTATAGAAATCCTTGAAGTTTTCAAACTCAGAGTGGTCCAACTTCTTATCACCCAACTCAACCATAGCAATATGGTCTAGGCGATAGGATTCCTGGTTAGTGTAAGTGAATTTCTTATAGAGATCGAGATAATCTAGGATCGCTACACCAGTTATTTCATACGCTATATTGGTGCGTCCCATCATCTTGATCTCTCTGTCAATGACCCTATTCCAGGGGGACAAAGACTTCTTCCACTTCTCACCTAGCACCCGCTCGATACGACGACAGATGTAAGGGATGTCATACAGGTTGTTATTCCATCCAGTAATGATATCAGGGGTATTCTGATTCCACCATGAGTGAAAGTCCTGTAGCATCTCTTGCTCTGTCCAGAAGACACGGTATTCAATATCCTTTGGAGCAACAAACTCTCTGGTCCCCCAGGTGATTGTCTCCTTGGTATTGAAATTCTTCATCGTAATACAAAGCATCTCCTCAGCAGATGCTTGCACGTCTGGGAATCCATTTTCGCAGGCAACCTCAATGTCAATAGTCCAGATCTTCATCTTAGACATGTCATAATCAATCTCACCCTGCCACTTCTGAGCAATATGTTGATAAACATACCGCTCATATCCATGGACTTCCAGACCCGATGCGCCCTCATACGTTTTGATAAACTCTCGTGCTTCACGAGCGCCATCAAACTGCTTGGGGAAAGCATAACGACCATCCAGTGTCTTATACTTACTCGTTTTCTGTTGTGCGTTAGGCACTAGAAACAAAGTAGGGCGAGACTTCTCTCGATACTGCACGGGGTCTCCGTGCTCGTAACCTCTGATGAGAATGTCATCGCCCAGTAGACAGACACTTGTGTAAAAATCACTCATTCCTTAACTGCTTTCTGGTATGCTGCCAGCACTGCGGGTGCAGGATCCAGTATAGACATAATATCCGTAGATGTCAAGAAGAGAAATGATTGATCCGTGTGGAGGGGATACCTGTGTAGACTGGTGTCTACATCAATTACATACGAATCCTCTAGCAGGAGACTCGGCTCCTCATCCAACTCAGTCAGTTTACCAATGAGGTAAGTGTCAGGATTGTTTTTAAGAATTAAAACTTTAATCATAGGTCTCTTGCAGTAGCATCTTCATCATCAAAGTAAACACTCATACCAGCAGGTTTATGAGATTTAAGTATAGCCTTGTAACTTTCAGTCACGTTTTCATGAGGGTCACCAAGACTTACGACTGACATTACAGATACAATATTGTTACCTACAGTCAGTGGAGACCATGGAAACAGTTTGATCTGCACGTCAGAGAGATCCATCTCATCAGGGACAGTCTCCTCTCCCTGAAACTCAAACATCTTGTCTGCTGGTTGCTCAATCACCACTGAGTATGGTTGACTAAACTGATACGCGAGAGGCAGTGTGTGGTCTTCGGATGCCCTGACTTCTTTAACGTCAGCGATCACGTCCTCGCCGCTTTGCATTCTTGCGATTTTTACGCTCATAATCTTTTTCCATTAGTTGTTCGTAAGTGCCTTGCACCATGTCTTGAAAGGCACGGCGAGCAGAGATGTTTTTCTCTTCAGCAAGGACGTGGACATACTGCATAAACGTATCCATCTGATCAGGTGGCACGTCTAGAGTAAGTGTTTCGCTCTTCTCTGTGTATGCTGGACACAGATTAACATACATGTTCATTAAAATCAACTCCAAACAAAAAGAGACCCCCATCAGGGTGGTCTCTTCAGTTGCATATTATATAGGTTGATCAGTAGTCCATGTTTCCACCATAACTGATGCAGGTCTTTTTGTTTTCTGCTGATGACCTGCACCACTGCCTGACATATGCATCTGCATCCTTCTCCATGGAGAAGTGAGCATGGTTATGGAGCACTCCAATCATAATCAGAGTGCCCACCATCATAAGGTTAGCGTGCGTCGCTGGGTGTGTCACTGCTACCTTGATCCAGTGCAGTATTTTCGATGTCATAAACTTTTCGTTTCTGGTGCTCTGGAATGATTCTTCGTAATTCTACCACAAGAAGTCCGTTAGTGAAACTGACTGTGCCAACTTCGACATCATCACTCAGGTTGAATCCCCTAGTGAAGGTGCGTGAAGACAATCCACGATGCACATACTCATCATCTTCAACATCATTCTTAGATGCAACAGATTTTACTAAGAGTATATTTGACTCAGTAGTTACCTCAACATCTTTCGGATCCCATCCAGCAAGTGCTACTTCAATGCGCCATTTAATATTTGATTCTTTGATGATATTGTATGGGGGATATTGTCCACCAGGATGATTCGATCCATAGGAATGCAATCGATAAAAGATATCATCTAGTCCGACGCTGTATCTGTTTGCAGCATCAAAAATTTTATCGACATCTTTCGATGTCCATCTAGTAAGGTCCATGTAACTTCTCCTTATAAAGCGAGATTGTATTGTGTGGTCCCCGAAGGCAACCGATATATTTAGTAAACATACCTAGTAGTGTTTACCGTAAACATACTCATCTTGCTAAATACCTCTAGCACTTTATAACCGATGGAAATGAGAAAATCTCTGCTTCCTATCGTTATGTTATTGATGACAGCGGGTGCCGCCCAAGCAGGTGGACTCGTTACTAAACATGCTTCCAGTGTGCAATTGAATGTTGATGCAGCAAGGTCTACCGTCTCCAGAGTTGGCAACTCTTACGCGATCTCAGGTAGTGGTATAAACACTACTGATGGCACGACTGCTGGCACTATCTCAGCAGGCACGATCACCTCAGGTGTTATGTCACCTGGCACTATCGCAGCAACACAGCACACAAACGGCAATGCATTCAGCTACAGTCAGTCCTTTACTCAAGGTGATGCTATTTCAACTAGCGCACCGACTGTAGGCACAGTGGGTAACTTCTCCACTCAAACCTCTTACACTGCTGGAGTTGCATCAACCCTTGCAGGTACAGTCTTGAGTAGCGGTGCTCTTACGGTGACGGCTGGTGGGGCTGGCACATCTGCAACAGGACAATTCGTGAGTGAAATCACAGTAATTGACTAGGAGTGTTAGAGATGACCCATTTTGGAAAGACGATATCTTGGTCTGTGATGTCTGTGGTGGGTGCAAGTGTCATACTTGCTCCTGTCCAGGCGGTCCCCGTGGTCCCAAACTTCACCCAGGGGTCAATGACGAGCCACACGGAAACGACCAGTAAGGTAACTGAGACCATAAACAGCATGGACTATAACACAGGGTATCAATACTCTGTGACTGGATCAGGAGTTACCTCTTCAGGTAACCTAAATCCTGGTACAGGTACAAACAATGTAACTATTGATGGAGTGACTTCTTCATGGACAACGCCGACCAACAGACCGACGTTTACACAAACAACACCTGGCGCAGCGTTTCAATTCACGGAAACTCTGAGCGGACCAGGGTTGACACAGCAGACAATTATTCAAAGGGTAACAGAGGTGACAAGCGTCACCGATACTACAAGTATCTTTACCCAGTAATAGCACTGTTTATAGCAGCACCAGTTAACGCTGAGACGGTTGGTGGTGTCAGTGCAACAGCATCTCCAATCGCGAATAGCTCTGGCTCAGTGACCAACCAAGCTATTCAGGTTTTGCAGGGACCATACATTACTAATACATACGGAAATGGTATTAGTTGTCAAGGACCCACTATGAATTTCACCCCGTATGTGACAGGCACAGCGTCTGCATCTAAACCATACGAGCCTTACTATCAAGATCCTGTATATGATATGCGAGATCTAGACGAAGATGGATCTTTAGATAATCCTGGCTCGATTTTATATCATGTCCCTACTAGGACAGGACAGAAAGATAACTACAGTGTAGGTGTAGGTTTCTCTGCTACATGGTCAACACCATTAGATAAGAAACTGCAGCAACAATGTAAAGAAGCAGCAGCTGCTAACATCAGCATGATGAATCAACTAACTGCTAACAAGCGCCTCGACTTTGAGATTGCAAGACTAAAAAATTGTGGAAATTTAATGAAGGAAGGTATTCGTTTTGCACCTGGCACACAGTATGCTTCTATCTGTGCAGATGTGCAGGTAACTAATGTGAATGTATTAAAGGATCACACTCATTCTATTCCTTCCCCTTCAGTTTCCGAATCGCGTGAGAGCGTATCCGCTGCTGATCTTGGCGCTCCTTTGACGACTCAATCGGAGGAGTCTTCCCCCGTATCGCAGCAATCTTCTTCATTACCTTCTTCACAGTCGGCTTCACCACTTTCAGAATTAGATCGGCAAGCGGTTTTGAAAGCAGTGCAGCAGTCGTTGCAACGACAGCAATCGATGCAGTCGCAGTAACAGCACCAGCACTAGGAAGATTACCTACAATCTGATCAGGAATGGATAGTTTATCTGTTACCTGTATACACTCCTTACCAACCAGTCGATACTCAGTGACCTTCTTGTCACCCTTGATGTGTCCGACTGGTTCTTTTAATGCTTGTGTCTCTGTAGGACAGTCTACCTTTGCAGTAGCTGCACCAGTGCCTGCAGGGATCTCTGGTGTGTCAACCTCTGGTTGCTCAGGAGATTTTACTGGTGGGACTGGAGAGTTATACTCAAAGTCCATCTTGTTAGTGTCGTAGTCAAGAGGACTGAAGTTTGGCATACCAGCATCGCAGTATGTTATCAGTCCATTCTCATCATCTACACCTACAGTATTAGAATTATTTTTTGACTCGTGTGCCTCTACACATCCAGGCATGTCTACAATAGGCACACCTATCTGATCTGTGATAGGGACACTGGGTGGGAGTACTCTTGGTGGATTTACAATCCAGTCACGGACTTCAGAAATTCTAACATTCCCAATGTCAATGTTTCTAATATTGATATCAATATCGGGGATATCAGGCATAGGTTACCACCAATACAACACGACGATCTTTCTCAGGTAGAGCATGACAATGTGGTCCCTCAAATAGACACGCAGTGTCTTCCTTTGCAGGGAATGATTCATCACCAGCGATGGTATCACCACCAGCGTCAGTCAAATATATGATAACGTTTTTATGTGGGAAGGTATGATCTTCATGCACAGCACCGATCTTAGGGTTGGATGGCAACGGCTCAATAGCATTTGCATTCATCCTTAAGAGGTAGTTGAATCCTATGTCCTCATTATGTTGACAGATCTGACTAAAGACAGCCTGGAATAACTGTAGGTATTCACATTGTTGTACTGGGTATCCAGCAACCTCAGGTCTCTCTAGAAAGATATGACTATAGAAGTAAAAATTATCTAACTTATTTTGAGTCCTCATCCAGGGGAAAAACTCCCCTGTTACAAGGCTCTTTAACTCATGATACTCACGAGTGTGAGGGACAATCAACTCTTTCATAATTAAAATTAGCAATCATTAAATACTGACCCCACTTGTGATCCTGCTTCAGAGCCCATCTTTTGTCCTAGGAGTAGTGCCCAACCACCTGCTAACCATCCAACGTAAGGGATGCTAGCGACAGCAGGGACGACAAGACCAGCACTAATTGCGGTGCCTGCCATTGCACCTTGAGACCGTGCTCCAGCGTCCGCCGCGATACACTCTGCGCTTACACCTCCCATCTTTCCCAATTCACCTGTTGCACCCCCTATATTACGAGTGCCTTCCATGGTGTATTGATCAGAGCGAAACTCCGACCTAACTTCAGTGCTGTTACCACCAAAGAAACCAGACTTAGATTTGTCTAGACTTAATGATTTCTGCGACTCAAGAATCTTAGGATCGTTTGCCCTGTATTCAATACTATAACCATCCTTACCTGCTTCAATTCTATATGAAGAGTATGGAGTGCCTCGTGGAATATTAATAGTAGGGACCTGAGTTACCTCAGGTTGCTTCGGCCTATGGATTACATACCCAAGCAAACCAATATGTGCGACAGCGAATAGACCGCCAATCGCACCTGCTGCTATCTTTACTTTGGTATTCATGGCAACCCTGGTAGAGATGCACCTCCAGTTGCCTTAGGCAACTCAGGCACTGCGCCATCAACCAGAGCAGGTAGGGCACCAGCGATTGCTTCTGTCGCTGCTGCTGCCACCTTACCCATGAGTTGTGCAGTAATAGCATCCTTCTGTACATACAGATAGGTGCCACCACCGATGATAGATGCAGTCCCCAGAAACGAGAGGACTGCCATAGCGTTAATTAACTTTTGCATTGTTTTCCTCCTGTTTACCGATTGACGGGGCTTTCTTTGGAGCATTACCATTACCACCACCACCAGTTTTTGCTGGACTGAGGCCAAAGGCAGCGAGAGAGCCGCTAAAGACCGAAGCTATGAAGGTAGGATCGAAATCTAAAATTTTCTGTCCGTTGGGAAGTCGGACGTAGCTAAATGTGAGCAAGGATGCGGACCATATAAGGACCGTCACTTTCACTAAATTACCAAGTACTTCACTCTTATCTTCATTATTAGTATCCTTCTCATCATCAGCAGGACGAGTGTCTGCCATGTTGAGTTATACCTCTGCAGGTTGTTTTTTCTTTCCAATATTATATTTGGACTCAAGAGTCCACTCACCTTTATCCTTGAAGGACAAGACTTTGATTTGGTTGAGGGGTGCAAGTGCTACTCCCTCCTCCTCGTGAGCGATGTCGATCAGACCCCAGTCTGATAACAGTTTCGCAATGCGACTTCTACGTTCAATATCATTCGTAGTGATGTTTGTTGGTTTACCATCCAACGCAAACAACTCTTTGAAGTGTACGACGTAATACTTACCACGTTTGTGGAGAATGTGACAAGACTGATACAGTTTGCGCTCTTTCCTAGATGCAACACCAATGCGGGTGAGGGTTTCTCTTACCTTGAGAAAATCGTCGGGTTCTTTAAGCGTCACTTCCAACATCATGTCTTGAGACCATTGGATCTCATCACTCATTTCTTCTGCCTCCAGTATTCAATTTAGATGCAATAATTTGTAGTTGGTCCTGGGTTAGAATCTTTAGTGCCGCTTGTGCTTTCTCAGTGTTGTAACCATAGTATTTCTTAACTAGGTCAAGATCACTGTCTTTTATCTTCTTGTCCCACGGAGAGAATCTCTTCGATTTCCTCACACTATATAGGAAATATTGATATTGTAAGTCACTGTCTAAATTCTGACACGCATTCATCTCATTAGCGTGCATCAATGTATCAAGATGGTGCATCAAACACTTGTTGATAACGTATGCTGGATACTTCTTCATGGCAAGAGGATCCTCAGAAAGATCTCCTTGCTTCAGGTTGATACTGTTGAGGTAATCTTTGAGAGGAATGTCATACTGTTTCATAGAGGGATGCCAGAGGAGTGGATTCAGTGAAGTTGGTAACTAACAATTCAGTCTTGAGTTTATTATCTGGACGGTGCTTCATACCATAGGTGATACGAAACTCTTCTTGATTGTAGTCAGTATATGCTTCTTTCAACTCATCGTCAATGTTATATGTAACCAACCAATTGTGAGGACATACCTTACAGTCTTCCACAAACTGAGTGTGGTTAAAATTCTTATGCATCTCGGCGTTAGTGCCGTAGAGATATGTGTTGATCTTGTATGGAGGATCTAGGAAGATGAATGTATTACTCAACCCTTCCTCAGTATTCATTACGACCTCGTAATCTTGATTAGTGATGCGCCAACGCTGGATAATCTCAGAGATATTCTTCAGGTTATGAGCACCACGGGTGGTGAAGTTTTGATTAGATGCTGTCTTAGAGAAGGAAGAGTTTTCAGTCAACCCGCTATAGCTACACTTATTAAGAATCCAAAAGAGCACAGCTTGGCGAAAAGTATCTGCGTTGGATATCTCTGCTTTAGCAGAGATGAATAACTCTTTCGCTTTTTCTTCCGTGCTGTTTTCGACTTTGATATTATAGAGAGTATCCGATAACTCATCGCCACGCTTTTGGAGCATCTTCCAAAAACTGTAGAGGTAGACATACTTATCATTAATCCATACAGGAATATCAGGATACTTCTGAGAGAATAGCAGTGCTACACTCCCACCGCCCACGAAGGGCTCACGAAATTCATTGATCTCACTTGGGAATTTCTCAAGCAACATCTTTGCTACCCTTGATTTGCCACCAGGATAGCGGAGTGGAGTTTTCAAATACTTCATTGTATAGAGACGTGTAGTTGTGGCATATCAAATGGACCAATATTAATGTTACCACAAGGGAATACATTAAATGAAATAGTCCAACGGTCATGGTTGTCTAGTTGACGACCTGAGTAGTGTCGTAACCAGGAGGGAAAGAGAATAAGTTTATTCTCCTCTGCAATTAATTTTTCATTGATCCCAGAGTCCCTCTCCATCATATCACCTTGGAAGATATCTAGTGTATCAGATGTGCGAGGTGTAACAGGATCCTCAAAGAAGGTAGGAGCACCAGGAGTGAGGTAGTAAACAGCACTCAGATAGGACATTGGATGCCTGTGTAAGGGGTGTCCATACCCACTCCCTGCAGGTGCATGGTTAAACCACATAGAAGAGATCTCTAAGGAATCACAGTAGAGTTTGTAGGCATACCTATACTCTGCTAGACAGTCCCAGAAGAATTGTCTCAACTCTGTGATAGGACCCTCCTCAAGTTTATGGAGATCAGGACGTGAAGTGATGACACCTTCAGGAAAGTTAGACTGCTGAGCAGGATACCCATCCATGGATTCAATCACACGTTGATTGAGAGTCTCGTCTGGTTGTTGATATGTCCTGCACACGACAGGAAACATATGTAATTCAGTCCCTTGCATAGTCACTAAGTCTCAATGGTCCAAGATCATCATTCCATGATTCTACTTTGACTTTAGTCATGGGTTTACCAAACCCACCACTATTAACACGACCATCAGGATAGGTGTTGAAGGCAATAGAATACCTATCAACATCACCAGTGTTGGGTAAACTGGCATGGATTATGTAACTAGGAAATACAATCAACCCACCTGGACCACCATGGAATGCCAACTCTTGAGCGACGTTACCATCTAGGTGGAAGGATGCCCACTCCCTCTGGAATAGAGGGTCAACAAAGATTGTAGGAGCACCTGTAGTGAGGTAGAAGATACCACTCAGGTAAGACATAGGATGCCTATGAGCATCATGATGATGAGCAGACTTTGCTAGGGATCTATTTGCCCATGCTTTGTTGACTGCCAAACGATCACAGTCATACCCAGAATCAAAGTGTATAGTGTCTACACACTCCTGAAACCAAGACATGAGTGGTTTGAATACTTCCCTACGATGAATATCATCGCTTGTTTTAACCCCAGTAGGTTCGTTGTAAGCCTTATACTCCAGATCTTTTATAAGATCTAGAGTAGTATCAACTAAAAATTGATCACAACGAAACTCATGACACTGAACGGGAAAGAAGTTGTGTTGATCGTAATTCTGCCTCACATGTATCCCTCGTATTGATTTGGTTTTGCTTCTATCAGCACACCGTTAACCTTATTAATTAGGTCTTCCATAGAGTAATGCAAGCTACGGTATCCACTACCAACATAGAGTTGACCTAGCAGCACTGAAGCAGTAGCAACACCCCAGAAGATGTAATAAAATTTAGACTTAACCTGTGCTCTCCGCTTCTCCATCATAACACTAACTTCTTGCTAGGAGTTTCAATGATACTAAACATTGACTCAAACTGTCTGACTACCTCTGCTTGAGTGTCCAGAGGACCGAAGACAAGGTAGTCTTTGGGGACAGTCACAGGTGCGTCACGTCCATTCAGAAGTGGTGCCCAAGGAGCAAACCCTAGTCTGCCTTCTCCACTAGGGATAGCGACAATAGGGTTACAGAAGGTGACACTAAGTGCAGTGTCTTCGATCAGGTCTGCAACGACATCTTCGCCAGACCGCATACGGAATAGTTTTACATTCATTTGAATTCACATCTCATCATTAACTCAGTCAGGAATGCCACCATGTTGATCTCTTGGTCAACAACGAAAGCAGACTTATACTGATACTCAGAGATGACCAGCACTGCTTCAGGAATGGACTTTGGTTGGACATGGTTGTAGAGGTTGTCATAGATCTTTCTCATAATAGAAATAGGCTCGTTGTCCATATTCTGAGTCACCCACTTCTTCATGTTGGTAAACTCTTTTGTGCGAATATATCCCACGAGGTTGGTAATGTTGATGTCATTGGAGACACCAAGGATACCTGTATCAATCTTTCCCGAAGAAGAATACCGTTGCAACTCATTGAGTGTGCGACGGAAGTCAGGGAAATGTTTCTGGACCACCTCAGCGACAACCTTTGGCTCATAGTTGACGCCTTCACTATCTAGGATAGTTTTCACACGGTTGAAGAATGCTCCTGCCAGTGCTCGCTTCTCCTGACCTTTGAGAGAGAATTCAACGACAGAGCATCGTGAGTGCAGAGGAGAGATGATCTTATTCTTGTAGTTACAAGTGAAGATAAATCTACAGTTACCTTGAAACTCTTCGATACAAGCACGAAGAAGCATCTGCACATCAGGTGTGGTGTTGTCTGCCTCATCAATAATGATGACCTTATGCTTAGCAGTGGAGGTCAACGATACTGTGGAAGCATATACCTTTGCCTGATTACGGACGGTATCGAGGAAACGACCTTCGTCAGATCCGTTGATAATCAGACAGTCAGCACCTAACTCTTTACACAGTGCCTTAGCGATAGTAGTTTTACCAACACCAGCAGACCCTGAGAGTAAGAGATTAGGGATCTCACCCTGATCAAGGAAACCTTGAAAGATTTCCTTGGTGCTTCCTGGTAGAATGCACTCCTCAATAGTCTGAGGACGATACTTTTCTACCCAAAGAAACAGTTTGTTACTCATTTGTTAGGCTCGAGTGCGATGAAATAGTTGAGTGAAGAGTTGGAGAGACTGGAGAAGTTAGCGATGTTACGTCGTGAGAGACATACATGGTAAGTGCCAGGGAGCAGTTTCAGGTTCTCAACCTTGAAACAATAACAGAATGTCATACGCTCAACTGTCATGTTACCTGGGTCACTGAAGGTTACTTTCTTCAGTGGCAGGGAGAAGACATTAGACGTGTCATTCTTCTTGTCTTTCACGCAGATACTATACTCACCTTCATATCCATAGATGCAGAGATCTTCCACACCATAGACTTTAGATGCCTGCATCAGTTGCTCCAGGTCCTGCTGTGGCAGGTCAAAGAACAATTCAGGGTCAGGGAGATCAGGATTAAACTCAGGGACTCTGCCGATGATCTCGGGGTCACTGTAGTAGAAGGTGGTCTTACCCTTGGTGTCCTCATCATAGATCACAACCTTCTTGTTATCAGGGAAGAAGAGAGTGGGTGATTTGAAGAGGGACAGAGCACCGAGGAAGAGTGGCAGGTCATAGATTGCCATCTGCTCAGGGATACCTTCACGGATGTCCGTGGCAGCGATGATATTCTTATTGACTGACATCGTTTCTACAAACTTACCAGGATCAATGAGAATAGACTTGTTGATAGCACTGAAATTGCGAAGCACCTCAATGGTTTGCTTGCTCAATTTAACAGTTTGTCTTGCTTCGGTTTGCATAGTTACTGGGGGTAAGTTTCTTTAACTGCTGACTCGTCACTGAAGTGAATCAGTAACACAGCATAGTGTAGCACCTTCATGAGGTCACGTCTAGCGGTGCCTTTCTTGTCATAGCGAGAAGCATACTTTAGGATGTTACTCCTGCAGAATGCTTCAGCGTCACCACAAGCATTGATGAGATCAAGGGTCTGGACACCTTCACCATTACCACTGGAATAGTGCTGCTGGTAGGTGGCGCAGATGTAGTCTTTCAACTCCTTGATGATCTCTTCTTCGTTATACTTGTTTGCCATAATATACAGAGATTATCTATAAAGGATATCAGAGATTGAGAGGATTGTCAACTGTCACGTCAACGTCAGCATCGATCTTGTCATACAATTCGATGAATGATTGCTTGGTCTCATCATCGAAACGGTTGAGGCAGACCTTGATTGCCTTCACACGGTCAGAGAAGATGCTGTAAGCACGGATGATGTGGACAAGACGACGGGTGGAGATCACCTCATCGACACCACCATCCTTGAAAGTCTTACGGATGATGTCTGCCCATGCAACGAGATTCTTGATGAAGTCATCGTCACAGCAATCCAACTCAGTGCAGTAGTTATTGAGCATCTTGATCTCAATAGCAGGAGCAGGATACTCTTGCTCAAAGGTCACAGGGAAACGCTCAAGGAATGCCTCATTGAGCACGTTGGTGCCGACGAAACGACCGTCATCGCTGCCTTTACCCTTAGTATTTGCAGTAGCAAAGACGTTGAAACCAGGGGAAGGTGTGACGTGGCGACCAATCTTCTTGAGGAAGACACCCTTACCTTCTAGTATGGACTGCAGGCAGAGGATTTTGTTGGATGCGAGATCGATCTCGTCAAGAAGGAGCACTGCTCCCCGCTCAAGGGCTTCAATAACTGGTCCATTGTGCCATACAGTATTACCATCGACAAGACGGAAACCGCCAATAAGATCGTCTTCATCAGTTTCAACAGTAATGTTTACGCGGATCAACTCACGTCCGAGTTGAGCACAGGATTGCTCCACACCAAGGGTCTTACCGTTACCTGAGAGACCAGTGATGAACGTAGGGTAGAAGATCTTAGACTTGATGATCTTCTTAAGGTCTGTAGCGTTGCCAAAGGGAACGTAGTTGGCATCCTTGGAAGGGATGAGTGATTCACAGTGCTTCACAACAGTCTCAAGTTGTTGCACGACTTCTTGCACAGACAGATTCCACTTACCAATACCTGCTTTGAATTCAGTGAGACGCTTCTTGACAGTAGCAAAGGAGCAGGAGAAATGCTCAGCAGCACCAAGCAATTCTGTGGTGCCAACTTGCTCGCCGTGCTTGCTTTGAAGGTAGTCAACGATTTGATCGGTGGTCACAGGGTGTGGTGCGAATGTCATGTGTTTCTTTGTTGTGTATACAGTAATTATACACAGGCTGTGGTCGAGTAGTAGTCCACCCAGGACGGTTTGTGCTCTGGCACACGCAGGTAGTTGGTCGCTACCCATGGTTTGCTTGCCACATACCGTTGGTATGCTTCGATAGTAGAGATACTGTCATCAAACTTCCACTCGTCAGGCATAGCGCGAGCGAATGGAGTGTGGTCATCAGGACACCCATGCTGATACGCTATACCAGCAACTACGAGTGATGATTGACAGGAATGTCTTTTGCCGTATCTATATGTATACTCTTCACATAGAGAAATGCCATGCTGTAGTAACCACTGGATATTGTCATCAGATTCTGCTACCCACTTGGTGCAAGGGTGGTTACGAAACGCACCCTTCTCCGTAGAGTAAGGAGTCCCATCCTTCTTCAGGACAGGACCCTCATTGAGATACCACTTACTGAATACAATAGCGAGCATTTGGCAACACTCTAGTGGCATCTTGACGATGTGCTTGTCTGGCAGACAAGTTGCTGCCAGAGTAGGATCATCATCTACTGCAAAGATATTCATGCAATTTGGGTGATAAAGGACGCGAGGATCTTCTTGTTGTTGGACTTTGCCTTGAGAGTTTTCTTGAAGGCACGAGTAATCTGTGCTTTGGATGCAGACTCCTCCACATCAAACTCTACATCTTCATTCAACTTGTTACTCTGAATTAGAAACAATTCTTGATAACCCATCATTGGGGCAGAGGTAGACTTAAACTTCTTGAATACATCAGCAGCAGTCTTCCTCTCCTTTTGAGTAAGGGTGTTGAAGTTTTGGATGATGTAATTGATGTCACGGGTGCTACCAAGACGGAAACCAGTGAAGTTGCACTGTGGGAAACGACCTTTCATGTAACGCAAGAGGGTTTCAGTCATGTAGTTGCCCCACTGTGGTGTCGTATAGGTGCGACCAGTCTTACGGCAACGGATAGCGACGTTGTGAGGCATTGCAGAGCGGTGGATCTTGTCATCATAGGACGACTTAACCCAGCACCCAGACCAGTTACTCTCACCATCAGACAGGATACTGACGTGACACTTCTCAACACCATGCTTAGCAGTGAATGCAGGGATCAGTGACTGAAGAGTCATGATTGCCTCGTTTAGAGGGGTGCCACCGAGCATAAGGTGACTGGGGATAGCATCAGGCACTGGACGTGTCATGAATGGATTGCGATTGCCGTAGCGTTGCTCATACATCTGAGTCACACGGAAGAGATTCTTAGCATATTTGTCAAAAAGATTGTTGTTTAGGTCACTGTTAAGGAATTCTACAAGGTGGAAGTGACTACCAATGTATAAGTCATTTTCCTCACCAACCTCCTCCTCATAGTTACGAAACTCTGCGTATGAAGCATCATTTACGAAGGCATATACACTGAATGGGATGCCTGATTTGCGACAGAAGAAGCAAAGGGACAGCAGTTGCCTGAAAGTATCGTGGAGAATTTCTGCCATGGACCCTGACCAGTCAATGAGGAAGATCAGACCATGATTTTTGCCATCAGGAGTGATTGTAACCTTCTTGAAGAGGTCTTCATTGTAAAGATACTGATGGAGTTTAGCAGTGTCAAGCACACCAGTCTTAGAAATAGATTGGCGAGCATGTGATGCTGCAGATTTCTTCATCTCAAACTCTTTGTGGAGATAGGACACCTCACGGGTGCAATCTTTCTTGAAATTGTTGTAGTTTGCATCAGCAATAGTGAAGTCTGCTGTGGAGGATGAATATCCAGGTTGGATCCACTGAGACCAGTAGGATTCAGACATGGTATTGACTGTTTTAGGGTCAATAATGACGTGATTTAGGTCAACATTAGGGACCTCAAGATACCTAGTTTCGTTTTGACTGTTTTGACTTGCGATGTCCTGCAGTGCTTCCTCAAGAGACTCATCAGTCATTGCCTCTTCACCACTACCACGGTTAAATGAGGGTGTATCAAGGTCTGCATCGTCCTGACCTTCATCATCACCGTCTTGCTCCTCACCCTCATCACCTTGAGAGGAAGGTCTCTCATCTTGTGCTTCTTGCTGGTCGCTACCACCACCAGAATTGTTGTCTACATCACTGATATCATCAATTTTTTGCTGATCTGCTTCTGCTTTTTCAAACTCTTTGATAGCGACAGCAGCAGCGATAGCACCCTCAAAAGTCTCTGCATCACCGACTGCATCACAGAGAGGAATCTCTTCTGCAGAGAAGGGAATAAGGGCATTTGCACCCAGTTTGTAGTAGAGATTGATACGGTCGATCAGTTTGAGTGTGTTGAGGTTGATCTCCTTGACGCTGAAGAAATCATCCTCATGAAGTTGCTTGTATCCACCGTAGAAATCCTTAGAAATACCTGCAAATTTACGCTTCATCAACTTCTCAATGCGAGCATCCTCAGTCACATTAACATAAGACTTAGGGCAAGGAAGTTTGTCTAGAAGGTCACTGTCTGGGGTGAAGAGGGCGTGTCCTACTTCATGCGCTACCAGCAGGTTGAAGACAATTTCCTTAGCATTCCAGATAGGAAGGGTCAGGACACGACGATGCACGTCAAAGGATGCTGTGCTGACTGCTCTGTGCTCAACAGTGAGGTTTTCAGCGGCGAGTAGTTTGGCAAGGGTGCCTTTGACTTCTTGTACGGTCATGCTTTCTTTGTGTATGCATCTATTATACACAGCCACACAGTCCCCGAAAGGGGAAGGGTGCCACTTTATAGACTGTCTTGCTTCATGGTTGAGAAATCACCCACCTTGTCAAAGGTGACCACAGTATCAAACTTGTCCAGAAGGATGTCACCCTTGTGACTGATCACAAATAGGTTGGTCCTGTCGTCCATACCCCTTAGAATCTTCATCAATTCGTCTGTAGCAGCAGTATCAAGAGAAGAATCGAATACCTCGTCAAGGATGAGAAGATTGGTCGATGCAGAGTTTTTCATCTTGGCAATGTCACGCCAGCAAAACAGCAAAGATAGGTCAATTTTCTGCTTTTCACCCTCTGAAAACGATGCATAGGAGAATACATCACGGCAACGAGACTTGATGACCTCATTGAATTCTTCGTCCAGTGTGAATCCAATAAAGAAGTCCATGCACTGTAGATATTTGTTGATCAAATTGTTAAAAATAGGCACAAATTTACTGATAACCTTACTCTTAATGCCACTGTCTCGGAGGAGGGTGGATACAATTTTTAGGTTGTCAAACTCTTTACTGACGCCAGCACAACGCTCTATATTTTCAGTGTATTCTGCCTCATATTCGTCTAATCTTACCCTCTCACCATCAATATCTGGGGTCTCTTTGTTTACCTCGGACATGATGTTTTCATTGTCTCTAAGCAGTCGTGATACCTGCTTACCAATATTGATATTATCACTCTGCAATTCAATAATTGACTGCCCATAACCCTTTAGATCACGCAGTTTATCATAGAGAAGACTGACCTGCTCATCGATCTTTGTATAACCTTCATTATACTTGACACGACGTGACTCAGCATCCACAAGTTGACGATGTTTGTGCTCTTCTTCTAGGTCTTGACTGCATGTTGGACACTTATCATGCTTGGTATAAAACTTATGATCCTTCTCTGCCTTGTTTTTATTCTGCTCGATCTTAGATCGCATGTCACGGAGACTATCATACTTCTCCTGCACGTCAGCCTGGTTGCTGACACTCTGTGCTAGCACACCCATCGAGTGATTGTTTTCTTCCTGACGCTTATTCAAACTTACGATATTATCTTCGTTGCTATTAAACTTTGTGTGCAAACTTTTAATAACGCCATCCTGCAACTCAGTGAGTTTGTGGATAGATACACGTTGGTGATTCAATTTTGTCTCACAAATCTCCAGCGTGTGCTTACATGCTGTAAAATTATCCTTATTATCCTTGACTCTATCCTTCAGGATAGTATTCATCTTAGAAAAGATTTTGATGTCCAGCAGGTCTTCTACTACTTCTCTCCTATGTGTGGCAGGAAGTTGCATGAAAGGCACAAATGTGCTGCTACCTAGGATAACAACCTGTGTAAATGACTTATAGTTAAACTTAAGGATACTCTGCTCAAGATACTTCTGATAGTCCTTCTGGGCAGCATCTTGATCAAGCAGTTGTCCGTTTCTATTGACCTTAAATACGTTAGGTTTGATGCCTCTAATGACATGGTAATTTACTTGACCAATAGAAAACTCAACCTCTACGACACACTCTTTCTCATTGACACTGTTGATCAATTGAGACTTACTAATCTTACGAAAAGGTTTGTTAAACAGCACAAAGCACAGGGCATCCAGCATAGTGGACTTACCTGCGCCGTTGGACCCAATAATAAGATGTGATTTAGACCCATTGAGAGTCATTTCCGTGAAGGTATTACCTGTGCTGAGGAAATTCTTCCAACGAATCTTTTCAAATACGATCATGAATCTTGGCGTGGCGGAATAACAAATTCATCAGCATCAATAATGGTAAAACGATACCCATATTGACGACAGTTTTCTTTGACAGTATCTTCGTCTACCTCTGAGACCGAGAGATCACGGGGGTATTCGTCTGCCTTCAATAGCATATAATAGCGTTCGGCGTCGTCCTTGTCAACAAACAACTGGACAACGCGCTCTACTGCATCATCATCTCTAACAGCATATACTCCACCTGATTTATTGTCAGTCAGGACAAACATTAGACCTCCAACGCTTCCACATATAGTGATTTTAAGATACCAAAAATCTCATCGTGATTTTTATACTCTGAGACGCATGATTCTAGGATAGAAAGAGTGTCTTCAACCTCAATCTCTTCATCAATTTCACCCAACTCCTCAGTCATGTCTTCGACAATCTTCAAGTCTGCTAGGTCAACCTGCTGAAGTTTCCTTACACATCGATCAAACTTAACTTGATCCTTATCATCTCCTACAATTAGTTTAACGTATGTCCCTTCCAACTGTGGGAAAGTAGAAACGTCAATATCATCTTTGTAGTAGACTTTATTGAATGTGTTGTATGGATTTGTGACGAATTCCATCGACAAATCCTCTGTATTTAGGACGTGAAACCCACGATCAAACCCGTAGTCATTCCAATACAGTTGATAAGGGTTACCCAGATACTGGATAGGACCCTGCTTACTCTTCATATGATAGTGACCAGAGCATGTCAGGTCAAACTTCTCAAAGGGAGAGCGATCAATACCATGGTCCATCTTGAGACCAGGGATAACCTCAAACCCATTCAACTCAAGGTGTCCTAGACACACCTGTGCCTTAGATGCTTTTACCTTTTTCATGATATGGTCCTGGTTTTCAGGACATATCCATGGGAGAAGAAGGAAGTTTGTCTCACCAAACTTCTTAGAGGTAGGCTCTGTGATGATCTCGATGTTGTTGTAGTCACCCAGAAGCAACTCAGGTGCATTCACCTTGAGAGTATTCTTGTAATAGATGTCATGATTACCGATGAGCATAGACATACGGATGCCTCGCTCAGCAAGTGGATCAAACCACATCTCTCGTGCTGCTTCTAATGAATTAAAATTCACATACTTCCGACGATCAAAGGTATCACCTAAGCATAAGACCTGAGTGATACCTTCTCTGTCGATGTAAGGGAGGACTACATCGTGATAAAATTTTCTATAAAGTTTCTGAAAGAATTGATTGTCATTTCTGACACCAAAGTGCTGATCAGTTATCAGTAGTAGTTTCATCCCTCTTACCATTCTCTAGATCACGAAGTCGTTTGCGGTAGTAACCGCGCTCATTCTCATCACTACAGGGATTGTCTCTCTGTTGGGCGTCGTGAAGTTCTTCAAGTCCGTCTTTCTGAGTCATTAGAGTTTTACTCCAGCAGTAGTGTTTACGATTCTAGTATATAGATGGAGAGTGTCCTCTTGCAGACACTTCAGATGCCATCTAGTCATTTGGAGAATACCTTCTTCGGTAGCACCAGTGAGAAAGTTTGCCCCTAGAGGATTCTTTAGCACACTGGTGTAGAGACCGTATCTGGTTTCCTTAACATAGAATGCATCATCGATCCATTCTACATCATCAGGGATGTTTTTCTCAATCGTGGGATTATCTCCCAACGATGACGTAAGGGTGGACTTTGGCATGGAGTTAGTTACGCATGTTGGTTTCAATGCGACTCTTGATGGAATTCATATCAGCGTGATTGTCATTCTCATCTGAGTGGAAGACCTGATCGTAACCATTCTTCTCAATGAGTTTATCACGGATATCCATCTGACGCTTTTCCTTAGCAATTCGTCGCAAGAATGCATAGTAAACGATTTGCGTGAAATATGCAAATGGATTCTTGCTCTTGGCAGGATCGAAGTTATCGATATACTGGACGCAATTCTCTACACCATCGGAGATCATGTCCTCCTTATACATGTAGTTAATAAAATTAGGTCTATATGACAGGTGGGTAGCAATCTTCAAGAAGCAGTCCCCTAGGTAATGTGTAATCCTAGGTTTCTCTTTGTCTTGTATCTTGGCAATCTCAACTGCTTCTCGGTACTTAACGATCTCCACAAGAAACTTTTTATTGTCAACGTAATGTTGTTTTTTCTTAGGAGGCATTACAGTCATATTTGGTTTTGCTCACAGATTCATTATAAAGGTTTGTGTCCTAGAAGTCAAGCTTGACAACTCTAAGAATATTAATTATACTCAACCATGTAAGGGTTGGAAACAATACTACTTAGAGTTCTTCCATTGATCTTCTAGTTTCTTTCTCATCTCTGAGACTTTACCGATGAGACCCATATTTTCATTCATAGGGACAGCTGGATCTAGATCCTCTGGTATCTTACCGTCCTTTCTCCACCACATTTTATACATCATGATCGCCTCAGTGGACATCGGGGCGATGGTCATGATATCTGGCTCTTGGATAATGTAAAACTCTTCATCTGACCAGAGCATCCACTTAGTAAATCCTGCTGCTAGTCCCATCTCACCATCAGGTTTCTCTATAGGGGTGAGTGTAGGAGACAAAGGGTCAGATACATATACCATTGTGCAGTTGTCTTCATTCGTGGCGATCATTGGACCCATTACTTCCTCGCCAGATACTAATTTGACGATGCCGTAGAATTCATTATCGTGACGGATGTAGTTAATCATTGTTGTAATTTTACCTTAGTGATTTCATAATCAAATTTCTCTTCCTCATAGATTTTCAATCTTTCAATGAGGTGACGGAGAGTATAATTGTGCCTATTACCTCGGGAGCAATCATCAGCAATGTCATACAACACTGCTTCTGCTTTGTTGTCTCCCTTACGCAAGACACGTCCAATAGACTGGAGGTTTCTTACTCGTGATTTAGATGGACTCGCAAAGATTACATTATGTAGGTTGCGAATGTTGATACCTGTTGAGAATGTGCCGTAGGATGCAAGGATGATTGCGTCTTTCTCCTGCTCACATATCTTGCGAGCTTCTTCTCTTTCAACAGCATCTACACCACCATGAATAAAGAAGATCTTTCGATCTTTGCTCACCTTAGTATTTAGCATCTCCCACAGAGGGTCACCGTGCTTCTCGATGTAGTTAAATAGGATGAGTGTATTGCCACCTATGTCTTCTGCTAGGTTACAAATTAGGTTATTTCTCTTGGGATGTGATACTATATAATCCATCTCTTGCTGATAGGTATCGAATGGCACATGACCATGCTGCAACAAAAGACATTTCACTTTCAGTGGAGTCAGTTGTCCTTTCTTCATCAGATCTACAGTGGTTGTTACCTTATCGCAGCGTCCAAATAGACCCTCCAACACCAACTGATGACTATACATACCATCTAGGGTCCCTGTCAGACCCACACGATAGCGAGCATCGTGACATTTATTCAGAATACCTGATAGACTCTTCGCCTTATACAGGTGTGCTTCATCACCAATGATTACATCAAATCTTTCAAAGAATTTCTTGGGCTCCTTGTAGATACTCTGCCACGTAGAGATGACGACAGGTGCTTCTACATACCTCTCCTGACCACCCATGATCTGATGGACATACGAATCTGCCTTCCACCCATAGTCTTTGAAGTCTTGCGTTAATTGTGAGACCAGAGAGACTGTAGGCACAATGATTAGGATCTCTCGCTCCGCCTTAAGATGCCAGCGGACTAGACCATAAATGATCAGCGATTTTCCAGATCCTGTAGGCGAGAGTAGTAACTTGCGACGCTGCTTAATTGCCGTGAAAAGTGCTTTGAGTTGGTAGTCGCGAATCTTAAATGGCAGTCCCAAAGATCTAACAAAAGACGCCACTGATTCTGGTGATACATACTCTTCCTCCTCATTGGGTAGACCAAAGAATTTGCTATCTTTGATAGCATACTCGTATCCTTTCTGGTCAAGATAATCTAAAAGGTAATCGTATAGACCGACATAGATCTCTCCTGTCCCTGGAGAGTACAATCGGATCTTACCGTCCCATACTTTTTTCCTATACTGTGGCATGAATTTAGCACCAGGCACTTCAAACTGGAAGTGCTCGCTTAATTCTTTATGGATGTGTTGCTCGCCTTCTACTCTAAGAAAAACTTCATTTTTCTTTTCGATAGTAATCATCTGATTCCATAATACTTCACAATTTCGATAGTATTCTTAATTGCAAATCCACGACTGTCGATCTGTTTAAGTATCCTATCAATACAATTTATACAAGTTTCAAGGTAGTCTATTTTCTGCTGTGCTCTAGTAAGATCTGGGTCACTATCAATGTACACATGGAGGTCACCCTTGAGCACCTTGAGTGCAAAGGGTTTTTCTTTATATACTGTGGTAGGTGCTTTACCAGAATAGTATTCAAACTTCTCACGCAGTAATACCTTGCGCTTTACTTCTGCTTCTGATAGCATCAGTTTGAATTGATTAATAAATTGCAAATACTTTGCATGGAGTCTGGGTGTTTCCATACTGTCGTTTGCCAACAGCTCAGGTAACTCCCTGTGATCAAAGAATCTTTCAGAGTCCTTTGCCCACATCTCCTCAATTTTGTCTAGATTCATTAAGTAAGTCGCTTGTCTCGTTGATAGGTGACAGTATCTTGTATCTCAAAGCGCATGTATTGGAATGTTACTTGTGCCATGGCATACTCTGTGCCATCTATTGTAGCATTAAATTCTAGTGCATTCAACCCAGTAGGAATCATCCCCTCAAACTGGACGTTGAAATTCATTTTGAAGTTGCTGTTGAGCACAGACAGCGTTGCGTCAGCATACAGGTCATCGTTACCAAAGAGTGCAGTCATCTTATCTCTGAAGGCACGTCTCTCTGAAGTATCATCTGGTGTGCCGAGAGCACGAATCCAGTTGTGCATGATCATGTAGTTAGTCATGTCCTCATCTACGAGGAATGATAATGTAAAAGGATCGTACGTCATAAAACCCTCCAGAGGTAGTGCTCTGTAGGGTGTAGGTTGCTGTTGAATACCTAATGTGATCTGTGGGATATTCGCAGACTGTGCAAAGTATGCGACCTTAGGATACTTGGCAAGGGTAAACCTAAATCCAATAGGCGACAGGAAATTCCTGTTTTCAATTTGCTTATTCCAAGTTGCCATGTGTCTTAGGATATCTTGTCCTAGTATTTATAGCAAAGTATGTATATCTAACCAAGGAAATACGGGCTCTATCACTCCAATAAGTCGAAGCAAACCCTCAGCAAAAAGTGCAAGAACAATCCAGCCAACAAACATTGAAATAATTGAAGCGTTACGATTATGTTGTCGTATGGCATCATCGATCATCTCCTTGCATTTTTCTTGTGTGACGTAATTACTCTCCGCCATCGTCAGATCTTTCCCAAAAATCTTCCCAGTCTTTAGCATCACCTTCGGTGATAGTCTTAGACTTCTCTTGCTCGTTAGCGTCTTTAGCATCTAGGAAGTCATCGATAAAGTCTAGATCCTTCATTCCCTATACTCCTGTAAGTGGTCAAGTACTTGGTTTAGTGCATGATGGGCACCATCGTACCATTCATCATCAGCACTACCTTCCTTGTGCTCATTATATAGTGTTGTCTTCAACTTGTATATCTGGGCAAGGAGGTCAACCTTTTGCATCCTATTCCTAGGCATAGTACTCTCACAGTATACAGGTATTTAACAAAAAAGCACCCACTGGGGGGTGCTCTGACAAGGTTTACTGTGAGGGGACTCTCACACAAGCAACTCCCTACAGATCTTTTTACATGAAGTTTGACTCTGGATATCGCACTCAATTAGACATTCATAATAATCATTCAAGCTTTGCTCCTCTACAGTTTCCTCAAAATGTCTCCACTCATTGAGTTGATTTCTCGATGATAGACTGTGCATTTGAATACCTCAAATCTCCTTAACTACTTAGGTTTGTTTTGATATCGTAACTAAGTTTCCTTACTTTTTAACGTAACTATACACAGACAAAAAAAGACCCCCCTTGCGGGAGGTCTGAAAGGACATGTTGGGCAACCAGCGCCACAACATCCAGGATCACATGAGGTTGGTGACCTTAACACGTCTGTAGTAACGGTTAGCGTTAGCGGTGAGAGCACCTTGACCTTGGGTAAGACCTTCAGCGAATGGGTTAGCGACCATTCCGTAACGAGTCTTAAATCCAATTTTTGGTTGGAAGGTATCAGGACCCACAGCGCGGACCATCTGGAGGGGCACATAAGGGCAGTAGAAGAGACCTGCGTCATAAGCACTGCTACCTTTGTAACCAGCCACATAGAAGTGAGCATCGGAAACGTTGGCAGAGTAAGGATCGACGTAGACCTTAATACGACCGTTAAGCGTACCAGCAAGGGTGCTGCTGTTGTCGTCGGGCAGCAACTGAGCGTTACCAGACAGAGCAGGGGTGTAGTCAAGCACACCAGCCATGGACAGAGCGGAAGCCACATCAGCAGAGCAGATGAGGATGTTGCCCTTCCCACGACGAGTCTCGTGACCAATCGCATTCATGTCTCTCTCAATTTGGAAGAGAAGACCTTTGAATTTCTCAACTGACCAGCGACCGTTGGAGTCAACGTCGAGGTCAAACACACCTGCAGTTGCAGTGTTGTTCTGAGCGCCAGGACGAGCAATCTTGTAAACAGTACGGACAACCTCACGGTTGATCTCTGCCAGCACTTCAGTGCTGAGGATGTTTGCAAGCTCGCTTTCGGCATCCAGACCATGGACTGCCTTAAGGTCCTGAGCAAGCTCAAGACTGTATTCTGCTTTCAGAGCTCTTGACTTCGCAGTAACGGTGACCTTCTCGATCGAGAAGCCCATTTCGTTGAAGTGGTTAGAAGCGCCATCACCCAGTGCTTCAGACTGAGCGGTGGTCATGCCCTGACCGCCTACGGTATACTGACCAGCACCATCAGCAAGCAGACCAGGATTAGATCCAGTCTGAGTGTTAGATGCAAGACCGTTTGCGCTATTCTCGGAAGAATGCTCGGAGTTAACTTCGTTGAAGAAAGTCTCAACGCCGCTGCTGTTGATGTCTCTGTTAGTGCCCGTTGTGGAGCGCATTGCAAAGATCAGTCCAGTAGGACCAGTCATTGGTTGCACGCCGCAGATGTCATAAGCAATAAGCTTAGGCATGGAGCGTCTGATCAGGGAGATCAGCACAGGGTCGAAACCTGCGACAGGACCAGTTGCGGTGCTGCCACCTGAGAAGCCAGTGCCGCCCAGTGAGTTAGTAGGAGCTGCTTCTGTTACCAGACCGCGCTCTTCCATTAGGAATTTTTCTTGGTTCTCCAAGAGGACTGAGGTAACCGCCTTTCTGTAGGTATCCTTAATAGGATCGAGCTCACTGTGCTCAAGAATGGGGTTCCACTTTTCCTGGAGGTGTTCTGCGTTAAACATTTTAGACTCTTAGGTTAAATGAAAGGGTAAATTATTTGCTCCAGCGGGAGATCGCTTGGGCATATGCTGCCATAGCGTCACCAACAGGACCGTTCTCAACTTCGACATCTTCGGTGACCGTAGTCATCTCAGGCTTAGTGGAGAAATACGATTCACGGAGGGTAGAGACCTTCACACGGAAAGACTCTTCATTTTCAAACTCAACAGCTTCCGCCAGGGAGACAAGCTTCTCGCGTTGCGAGAGCGATAATCCCTCAGCGATCTCTGTCACAATCCCATTCTTGATATAGGTGCCGACGCTCTTATTGAGCTCGACATTTTCTTCAATAGACTCGTTGAGTTTCGTTTCCATTACATCGAGTTGTGTCTGAATTTCTTCTACAACATCAACTTTTTCTTCGGGGAGATCAATATAGTTCTCCACGAAAACTTGCTTGAGACCTGCAAGCATGGACTCAGCCATTTCGGTTTTGATACCTTGCTCAATGGCGAGCTCATTCTTTGTCATCCATTGACCAACAGCATAAGTCAGATACTCATCGACTTTTTCTGCGAGGTCGGACTTAACAGACTCAATTTCTTCTTCAAGGACTTTTGCATAGTCCTCGTGCATACGCTCCAACTCTTCGTTGATGCGTGATACGACTGCTGCTTCAAAGATAGTCTTTGCTTTCTCTTTGAATTCTTCAGTCAACTCTTCACCTTCGGTGAGAGCAGCAACATCAGCAGACAGATCGACTTCGATCACGGTCTCCTGAGGCTCTTCAGCAATCACATCGCCCTCGGGCTCGTGACCTGCCTTCACATCACCCTTAGCAGCAAATTCTGCTTTTGCGCCAGAGGCGTCAGAGGGTTTTGTTGTGGGTGCAGCAGCATTTCCACCAGCAACAGTCTTATACTTATTGCTGTCATCTGTGGGTTTGCTATTCTGTGGTGTTGGACCACCGAGATCTTGTACTCCAGCGAGACTACTACCGTCAGCGCCCAGTTTGGGCTGTGGTTCGGCAGGTTTTGCGCCAGCGGTTACACTCGATTCATCCAGAGTTGTTTCAATCTCTTGTGACATTTTGTCTCCTGGTTTACAAACGTGCGATATTTGCTATAGTTATTTATAGATTAAAGATTTTTGATGAAGGAGTGAAACGCGGAAAGTTTCATCTCATCCAACTGAGAACGGTGGGCGTTATCAATTCTCTGTTTAATCTTCTCGATTCTTTGCTCTTGGATTGCGCCTCCAGCATAGACCCACTCTCTTCCTTCCATAATGCCATTGACAAAAGCATCAGGGGCAGAAGGATCTGCTACGATATCCGCAGCAGTGGCAAGCATAAAGTCATCAGCGACAACTTTAATACCACCTTCTTCCTTGATAGATCCAAGACCTCTAGAAGATACACCTAGTTTTACACCTTCGTCGAGAAGATTTCTAGCGATGTTACCCATGGGGGTATCGAGAAGTCTTGCCTTACCTACGAAGTTGTTACCCTCTCTGTGCAGAGAAGTAATTAGATGAGACACGCGGTCAAGATTAATAGTAGGACCATCAGGATGACCCAACTCACCTAGTGCGCGACCTTTGGTGATGTATTGCTCGTTGTATTTAGCAACTTCACGTTGCAAAGTTTCGGCGCGATACATGCGACCATTTCTGTTTTTGATCTCACCCTGCAGGAAAACACCTTCGATAAAGTGGCGCTTTTTGCCATCCTTACCTTCAGTGATTGTTACCTTAGCGGATTCAATCTCCTCTCTGATCAGTCTCATCTGTCGTTTCCTCTGGTGGGGTATCAGTTACCTCAGTCTCTGCAGATGCTTCGACTTCAGGTGATTCGTCGGGGTCCTTAAACATTGAGGATCCGACTTCTTGCTTCTTGGCGTCAATTTGATCAACCGCTACTATTTTCATAGCAGAATCAACGTAGTCTGACAGATCTTTTTGACCTGCAAACAATGCGTTGACGATCTCAAGCGCGGATTGTGTTGGCATAATATTTAGAATTCAGTAATACTATTTAGAAATCTCCTTTTTTACGATCCGCAGGATCGATTCCCTGCTGCGCGTATTGGTCCATAGCTTGTTGCTGAGGATCAACTGGCTCAGGTTGCATGGACATTGCCATTTGCTCGACTTCCATTTGTGGCATTGTCATTGGGTCAATGACCTTACCGTCTTTGATCTCTTGCGCCATATCCTTATCAATGTCATTGAATAAGGCATCAGGTTGCTTAAGAATCTGACGACGCATGTATTCCAGCGAGAAGTATTTACCCACGAATGGGTCCATCTGCTGCAGGAGTGCCATACGAGCATTCATAATCTCCTGCTCTTTCAGCTCGGAGAAGTAGTTGTCAGCAATAAAGTCATACTGGATATGCTCTTTAGCATCATCCCACTCTTCAGGTGTGAAGACACCTTTCAGAATAAGTTGAGTCTTGAGCAGATCATTAAACAGATCACCAAACTTCTTGCGGAGTCTAACTACAAACTTTTGGAATTTAACTTCGTCACGAGTGATCTCTGCAGACCTACCGACATTGAAAGACGAGTCAGATTCCAGACGTGACTCAGGTACGTTGAGTGACCTGTAGAGTTTCTTCTGGAAATACTTGACATCCTCCAACTCACCTAGGTTTTGTCCACCTGGGAGTGTAGTGATCTCAGTGCCGCGTCCACCTTCACGTCTTGGCAGCCAGAAATCTTCCAGCATAGACATGAATTTCTTGTCATCACGAATCTCACCAGTGTCAGCATTGTATACCAACTTATTTCTATAGCGAGACATCACCTCTCTGAGGTATTGCTCTGCCTTTTGCTTAGGCAGGTTACCCACATCGATGTAGAAAATTCTACGCTCGGGTGCGCGAGAGAGACGATAGATAACCAGCGAATCCTCAATCATTCTCAGTTGATTGAGTGCTTTAATTGCTTTATGGAGGTGTGACAGCACAGTGTTGCGCTGCATATCAAGTTGCCCTGAGTGAGCATAGCAAATTGCATCAGGTGCAATCTTGATTCCATTGTTTTCGTAACCGCGTAGACCCTTAGGAGCGTAAATATAATACTCAGTTGCCTTAGGAATCAGCACGTTGACCTGTGGATCTGCAGGTGAAATGCGATCCTTGGGTTTATCATACTCGATAACTTTCTTGATTTTGCGAGGATCAATATACCTCAACTCTGTAATCCCTTGCTGTGGATTATCAGGGTTAATCATCTTATGGTAGAAGAGGCGACCATCGATATACCATCTACGAAAGATGTCGTATGCCTTTCTATCAAAATCGAGGAGTGACAGTACGTTGTCAAACTCCTCGCGGATGCGTGTCTTCATTGCATCAGACACTTTAAGATTTGAAAGCTCAATATCAACAGGGTGATCGTCAAGATCTCCAGCGATTGCCTCATTCACAATGTCATTAATTGCTGCATCCGCTTCAGGATGCAAAGACATTCCACGGTACCGACCAATAAGATCGACATCGCTCGACTTGTTTGCCGAGTCTCCCAGATCTACATATTGACCAAAATGTCCACCCGCCGCAATGGGTTGCGCGGCATCGTCATTGTCTTTATGCACGAAAGAAGGACCCTTCGCAGAGCCCTTACCTTTCTTTCGATCTAGGGAATAACCAAATAGTTGTGACATTCAACTGTCCCTATACATTATCAATTATTTATACGTGATTAAATCACGCATCAACAGAGTTACCAGCGTTGTTATCGTTGGCGTATGTCCAGTACTGGACCTGGAATTCAACAGTATACTCTTCAGGAGTATCGTTGCTATCCCATGCAAGGTCAATTGCACTGATGTTTGAAGGCCAGATGCCAACAAACTGATACGATCTGACCACGCCGCCTTGACGATCATACTGACGCACAAGTGCGCTAGACTGATATTCGCCAATGGTGCGAGGAGTTTGCAGGTTTTGCTGCAGGTTTTGGATCTTAGTAGACCACTCTTCAAACTTAGAGCGCAGTGCGAATCCTTTGTCGTTGAGGACAGTAACTGTCCATGGCTCGAAGGTTCTGTCACCAGCGATCTTGAGTGTCCTACCTCTGTAAGGAACCTCAATCACACCCACTGTAGAAGCGGGAATGTTTGCTGCCTTCACAAGGAAGGTGGCAAGAGATCCAGATGAGGCAGAAGATCCTGCCTGGGAAGCACCAGCAGTTTCCTGCTGACGCTTTTCTTGAGATCCAGGTGTGGCACCCGATGCAGGGGTGCCTTCATCGACGATTCCTGGGAAACCGATTTCCACTTGGAAAAGGTTGGGGCGGGCTAGGTCCCCGATTCTGTTTCTGAAGTCAAGGATTGGTGCGTTGACCGTCTTGCCTTCTGTCTGCCCTGGGTATTTGTCAGCCATTAGGTTGATACTCCGATTGTTATGTAATGGGGTTTAGATGGTTAGATGATCAGGAGACGAGCTCTGTGAAGCTTGCGCCAGTCCTTGTTGCCGTGAAGGTCAAGGTGATGAAGTTGATGGATCTTGTGGGTTTCACAAAGATCTCAGCGTAGAATTCACCACGGTCAATTGCTTCTGCAGGGTTGTTGGTGCCATCACAGACAACCAAGAAGTCAACAATACCACGACGTGATTGGACAGATCTCAGGAAAGGCTCAACGATGTTCTTGAATTGTTGGCGAGTAAACTCATCATTCAATTCAAAGAGTTGAGTCTTAGCAGCGTTACTGATCGCTTCTTCGATAACGAGGAAGAGACGGCGGACGTTGATTCTGTCGAATGCAGATTGATAACCCAGTGCAGTCTTGTCTCCGAAGAGGACCATACCCTGACCAGGGAATGCGACGATGGGGTTAACTCTTGCTGCATAAAGCAGATCTCTGTGATCCTTCAAAGGAGAATAAGCAAGTTTGATGCTGTTTCTCAGGTTACCACGGTTGAAACCTGCAGGTGAGAACCAAGGCTCTTGATTAAGAGTGGTGCTCAGGACAAGACCTGCCATGTCACCGTTACAAGGAATGTAACGATAGACATCGTTATACTTGTCGTAGATATACTTGTAGTTGTTATCGAAGACAGTATACGAGGAAGATCCAAGTTGATCGAAATACTCAACCGTGCGTGTCACGATTTGAGGTGTAGAAGATTGTCCAACAATATCACCTCTATATGGCGAGATGAAAGCGATACAATCCTTACGGGCATCTGCAATGCCGATGATGTGTTGCGCCTTAGCGATAGTATCATTCAAACTATTCATGCTAGGACCCTGCAGGATGTAATCCAGCTGGACCGTTTCAGCATCGTTGAAGAGACTGTATGCACCCAAGATGTTAGGACGTGAGATGGTGTAACCATCAACGCCACCTTGGAGAGCGTAACGCAGAGTTGCGCGACCCTTTGTGCCAACCAGAGGCACGGCGAGGGGGTTGAGACCAGTTGGGTCATCGAGGTTGTTGAGGGAGTTGTCAGACTTAATCAAGTCAAACTCTCTGTTAACACCAGTCAGACCGAAACTACCCGTAGTGTTGGTGTCGCGATCATAGATGTTATTAACTTCATGCGATCCCCAATACAGGAATTGCGAGAATTGCTTAATAACATTCTTGTAGTAGATGTTATCACCCTGAGGAGACTTAGCATCACTTGCCTTAGACACGTTGAGGTGCTTCTCAAGGAGAGCGCCAGGTGTGCCAGTCAGTTTGCCGTCGCCATCAAGCACCAGGACGTGCATCAGGTCGTTATAACCACCACGATCTTCTGTATATGCAGAAGTGGTAGGACGAGGAGCAATGTTTGCCCATCTCTGGTTTACTCCATAAAGGCGGGTGTCGTAGTCATTTTCGACTGCGGCAACCAGCACAGAAGCAGAGTTTGCATCAGAGACATTCTGGTTTGCTTGGAAGATAGGAGATCCAGGATTGAGAGAAACTCTCAACTCACGACGGATTGCCTCAACCGTAGCAGCATCACCAGTTGCACTGCCAGGAGCGTTGCTGTTGTTTGCCAACTCGGAGATCGTGTCACCAACTTCCAGCACGTCAGCGGAGGAAGTATCGATAGCGACTTCAAGGAAACGAGTCTCAGGATCGTAAGCAACGACGCGACCAGTAACACCACCACTAACAGCAGTGATGTAGTTGTCCTTCTCGAAGGATCCAATCAGAGTAGAATCGTCAACAACAGTTACGATAGTAGCGTAGTCGTAGACCTTACCGTAGATGTTTGCTGCAGAGTATGCAACCTCAGCACCGTTAGTGAATTGCCACTCAGTGCTAGTAGGTTGTGCCAAAGACAGGACCTGATCAGCACCAGCGTCGGTGATCACCACGCGGAGTGAGTTACCATGGAGACCAGCAGATTTTGCTGCCCACTTCCAGTTGTTTGCTGCGTTTTCAACGTTGGTCTCATACTCGTCGTCATTCTTGACAAGAGGAGCAGTGATACCAGTTGCAGTTGTTTCGTTGATCTCAGTCTTCTGTGCTGTAACCAGCTGCAGAGAGACAGTAGATCCATCGGTGTGTGCCGAAGCAGTGGTGCCGAGAAGACCGCGAGTAACGTTAAGGTTGTCGCCAGAAACACCAGTGATCTGCATGATCTCGTCGTCAACTCTAATGTAAGAGTTGGTGCCGCCACCAAGGGTGGTTGCAGAGGTCACTGTAAGAGTGGTGTCAGCGTCGGTGAAGGTAGATCCTTCGTTAATAGTCGATGATGTGCCAGCAGGCTCAATCAAAGTGATTGGAGCAGCGGCAGCGTGAGATGCAGCGGATGTTGCGAGTTGACCACGAAGCACGGTAACGTCGTTACCAGAGACTGCCTGGACAACCAACAATTCTGCATCCACAAGGAGCAAATCGTTAACGTCCAGATCGGTTGCTGCTGCAACAGTAAGTGTAGTGTCGGTGCTGCTGAAAGTTGCAACGATAAACTGTGCGGTATCGATTGCGTTCTTGAGCGAGTTGTTCATCGCACGGACCACCTTTAAGGTGCCGCCATACAGCAAGAATTGTGCTGCTGTGAACCAGTACTCGTAGTTATACTCGTTTGGACGACCGAAGACCGACAGGAGCTCGCGCTCACTGGTGATCGTGGTCATTGCCTCAACGGGTCCTTTTTCAAAGGATCCCACAATAGCAGCAACATTATCAACTGTTGCGTTGGCTACGGAGGTTAGATCTCTTTCAAGTACAACAACCCCTGGTGAAAGTTGTGTTGATGCCATTTAGATTCTCCTGATTAGATTCCTAGTCGGATGCTGAAACTATTTAGAATAACGGTGTTTTTCAGAGGGTAAACAAGACGAAATCACCAGTCAGGATACTCAGTAATCCACGTCTTTGTCTTCTTCCTGTTAGCAGCATTACGCTTTACTTGACACTGTTTACAGGTGTATGAATACGCTGAAAGATTCTTACCTCTATCAGGTCTAGTCTTATAGAAATGATCTACCAGTGACAGGGTGCGAAGACACTTGCGACACTGCCTATCTACAAATAGAAACTCTTCTAACTCTAGGTCATTTTCAAAGTCCATTCCCGCACCAATCTGGCAACTTGTTTTTTATCACATCCTTCAGGTGCATTCTTTATACAACGGAGAATGCATTCTTCATCGCTGATAGATGGTTTAATAGTAAACCCCCACTTATCAACTTCACCTTCGGTAGGTGCTTCAACGTAATCAAATTCGCTACTCATTGGTAATCCCACATATACGACATGTCGCCATACTCAGCAATAGAATCTCTTTCTGCATTATGCCATGTCTGTCCTTGTGGATCTACGGTTACTTCTTCTTGAAGACCATCATCCATAAATCCAAACGGTGCCATGTCTGCTTCGATTGCTTCCTTCTGCTCCAGATACATTCGCGTCCTGACATCGTTGTCATGCAGCTCTCTGAAGTAGTCTGAGGTCGCTAACCAAGAGAATATGACCAGACACATAGAGAGGTCATCATTACATCCTTCTTCGGCTTCCCATGCCTGTCCCTTCTGGATGAATGTAGTTAACTCAGCAATGATATCATAGTCAGTAAAGATAAGTTTGTCATCCTCAATCAACTGTTTCATGTTTGCACACCCAGTCTTCTTGACTGTGGTAGACATCTTGACACCTAGTTGCACCTTAGACCCAGAGAATCCCTGACCAACAACCTGCCCAGCACGTCCACGCATGGATGACATCAGGAGGTTATCATACTCCAGATCAAACTGCATGATATCTGCTACCTGTCCACCAATATCATTAACCTCAATCAAGGTAAAGGCATGATTATAACTCGTCACTACCTGATGAATGATGTTGGGGAAGAGTAATGGTTTAATTTTATTGTTTCTATACTTCGCTACTAACTTATATGGGATCGTGGTAGTATCAAATACACAGAATGCTGAGTAATCTTTAGTTATACCACGAGCAACGTCCACTGTGCATACATAAGTATGATCGGTTATTGGATCTTCATACACATCTAGTCCTTGATTGGACTTCACAGGATCATCGTATACCAAAGTTTTTAGTTTAGATGATGTAATGAGGGTGTTAACCGATCCCAGAAATTCACATTCAAATTCCTGGTTAAACTGCTCTTCAGACGTGTTGCGAATGGTCTGCTCTTTCCATGCAGCATCCCTACCAGGCACCTCAGACCAGTGGACTTCTGTAGTAGTGTATTCATTCTTGCCCTTCTCTGCATCATGCCAGAGTTTGTAAAACATATTCATCCCCTTGGGCGTGGAGATGATAATTACTTTGGTAGATTTACCAGAACTAATAGTAGGATACACAGAGCTAAAGAACTCGTCAGCAATATGCGTTGGTATAAAGGCGAATTCATCCAGAAATATGATGTTAAAAGACATACCACGGACGGCAGAAGCTGAAGTAGAAGCAGCCATAATCTTGCTTCCGTTTTCCAATTCGAGACTGCCCCTGTTCCAGTTGACGACTCCTTGTTGGAGCCAGTTTGGGAGGTTTTCATAGGATAGTTGCAAACGTTGTAACATCTCTCGTGCCGTAGCTGCCTTGTTAGCAAGGATTGCTACGTTAACATTGTCATTAAAAATGATATACCACAGCAGATATGCAGTAACAACAGTTGACTTACCTGACTGTCGTGGTAGTTTTGCAATATTAAATCTATTCGCATGAAATCTTTCGACCATCGACTCCTGGAAGTCGTACAACTCAAATGGAATCAAACCACGATCCAGCGAGATGATTTGGATGTAGTTTTTAATAAAGTAGACAGGATCCTTAGAGCACTTGATAAACTCTGCCACCTGCTCATCGGTGAAGCTCTGTGCTACGTTAGCCCTCTTTAGGTTAGGATTACCTAGATAGATCTCATTTTGGCTCATACGGGAATGGTCTCCTGTTTTTCTCCTGACCTGCTGCGTGTGCTAGCACAACCTCTTCCTGTCCAGGACAGAATTGAAAGACTGCACTATATCTAGCAGCAACAGGGCAGTGTCTTGTTGGCGCTCTACCACTGTGTGGGACTAATCCTGGGAATACTACAATCCTTCCTGGTTTAGGAATGACTGTATCTGTAATCCTGTCACCATTCATGAAGATGGTTTCCCCACCCCACTCAGGGATCCATGCCCTATTAGTATAGACAAGGAAACTGAGTGCATCTAATTCTTCCCCGTCACAGTGGACAGAAGGACTATCACCAATACGGAAAGCATTATAAACGACTCGGTGAAATGTAGGAATGGGAATCCCAGCGCGAAGAAATGCATGTTTAATACAGAAGTGATCAAACTCCCCATAGTTAGGATGGTCAATCGCTCTGCCTAGGGAATAAGTGGATAAGGTATCGTCTGGCGCATTATCAAAGATAAGTTGCCATCCATCAAAGTGGGTGAAGTATGTGTCCATGTAAAGGATCTCTTCATCTGTGAAGAGATCGTCAATGACCATCACCTGATCAAATTTCATTATATCCATTATTCAACTAGCGTGCCGTGCTCCCTCCTGATTGCTTTGAGTTTCTCTAGATTCATATCCTTGGTACCGCCATCATATGCATGAGCGTAACCTTCTTCAATCATTTGCTCGTTAAGGGACACACTGTCGTCCCCAATGTAAAGCCAACCAAGAAGGCGACCATACTTACCTTGACCACCAACTAACTCAGTTCTGACAGATAACTCGTCTTCACCAGCAATAGCACCTTCTAACTTTTCTTTCATCCACTCAGTGGCATCTAGTCCCAGTGCTTTCTCCTCAAGATTTCTCGTTCTTTTCTCTGGCGTATCAACTCCTGCAACTCTAACTCTTTCCTTCTTGTATAAGTCAAACCCAAGATCAATTGTGACATCAATAGTATCACCATCAAGGACACGGTTGATCTCCGTCACTCGGAAGTTGTAGCAGGACTTCCTGCTCGGTGGTGTCATTACTCCCATTTTCTAACTCTGCAAATGCTTGTCTTAGTATGTATACAACATATCCTAATGCTAATCCAACAGCAATAATTACCAAGATAATTACTGACCATACAGGATCACTTGGGTAGTCAAGTGGACGTAATAGTAAATTCATTTCTTAACTGACCAAGTAATTTCCATTCCTATAGTGAGTAGTATCACAAATCCAAATACAAATACAGCACTCATAATCTATTACCACTCTCGGGTGAGGGAATTAATTGGTATGCCATCTTGTCTCGCAACTTATTGACACGCTCTTCATTATACTGCTTGAAGTTTCCTCGCTTCTCAACTTTTTTATAGTAGTGTAGCGCATTGAGGATGATTGCATAATCCTCCATATCTAATTCAAAGTTCATGGGTTTCTCGGATCAAGTCCTAAACTAATTAAATATTCTGTCCACCAGTCTGGATCTTTTCTTTTCCAATTTGGGACTGGCAATCCTTGAAGCGAATAATACTCTATAATCGCTTCATCTATAATCTGTGCGATCTCCATATTCCTCTTCCTCTTCATCAACGTCCGCATATGCGTCTGCCACGAAGGGTCCTCGTTTGCGTAAAGGTTCTCGTCTGACATAATCAGTCTCGACATTGACTGCAGACATCCAGACTGCAACCTTCATCATAATGAATATGATCCCAACAGGGGCTAAGCAAAGTAGAAGTTTTGCATTCATTCATCGACATCCATGTAGCGAAATTTGTAATCTAATACTGCCTTATATAGTTCGTCTCTAAGTATGCGTAAGTGCTCTTGCTCCTCATAAGGACGAGCAGGAGCACCTGGCCATAGTCTTATTGTTTCCTTTACGCAGTGGTAGAGTAAGTAAATGTCTTCAATCGTCCATTCATAACCAAATGTGCCTTCGTCATCCTTCGGATCGAATTCCATGTTTTTTTGTGAATGGTTCCCAATGCTCCCAACCATATTTATGTACTGCCCACATACCTATGACAGGGACAAAGACTAAAATCATGGAGAGGAATCCTAATCCGTATGGGTTGTTTAATACAACCCCACAGAATCTAGCGAAATGTAGAAACATTATAGGAAGTATTTTGATAGGATGTCTATACGTTCTTGCTCGTGAGCAATAACATCTAATTGATCTTGAATGGCAGCGAGCACATCAGGGTGCTCACCAATGCCTACTGGATTCTTAAGGTAGATCTCAATATTGAGTCGTGCCTTTTCAATGTTGCCTTCTGCATCGATGCGAAGTGCTTTCAGAATTTCGTTTCTCATAATTAATCTTTAATTATAGTAAGCATTGTCTAATCCCCATGTAATAGAATACACTATTACTCCCAGAATTGCAATTGCTTTTGTCCACACCATTTTACCCATGGATCCAACACCCACTATTTAATTCTTTTAGTCTTTGCTTGAGGTGTTTATTTTCGAGTTTCAACATATAAAACGGTTTTTCCAAATCTCTAAGAAATACCTGTCTACTTTATATAAATCACCAACTGGTGGTTGCTCTTCTATCTTAGACCATTCATTACAGAATGCTCTCATTTCTGGTGTTATGCCATGAGGTAAAAACATTCTGCCGAATGAAGACATAGCAAAAGCAAACCTCATTCTAATGCGCTGTTCCATTTCCTGAGTAGGCGTCGCTTTCGTAATAGATATTCTCACCTTTTCGTAACCCGAAATAAATGGTGGCACATACAAAGGGTAGTGATCCGAAAAGTAAGACATGGGTGAATGTCATGGTGCTAACGAGCGAAAGATTTTTCTACATGTGTCAATTGCAACTCTTGACCCAAAGACATTAGAGTAGATATATGCAATGCCCAACTTGGAGCAATACAATTCTAACTCTTGACATGTCTTTGCATCACAGCTGCTTAAATCGATGAGGACATCTCCCTCAACCATTAATGGTAACAACTGGTCAAGTGTGTGCTCAACATTCTCAGGTGGGATGCACAACATAAAGATACCAGACTCTTCAAAAAGGACTGACTCTCCAGACTTAACTCCATATACCATCTTCTTCTTAATCTGATCAACCAGAAGTGGGATGCTAGTGGTGCATCCACGAATGTATCCAGCATCATACTGCTCACTTGATAACTCGTAATTCTGTTGATAAGAAAATACGTCGATCTCATCCTGCATCATACGGCGAGCAATGTCCTCACCCATACGACCCAGAGTAATCATCCCAACTTTCATAGTGTCAGCCTGTGGTGTTTGCAGATTCCCAATCCTTCTGGAATTGATCAAGTCCTTCGCGAGTCAAGACGTGATCATACATCTTCCAGAAGATACTGGGTGGCATAGTAACGGTACTAGCACCATAAGTATAGCACCTTGAGACGTGATGCACATCCCTCAGGGACGCTGCAAGGATCTCTGTAGGCATCATCTGCACACTGAATGCATTAGCGATTGCACGGACCAACTCAATGCCACTGAATGAGTTATCATTACAGCGACCAATGAAAGGAGACACGTATGCTGCCCCTGCCTTCGCCGCTAGCAGTGCTTGTGCTACTGAGAAGATAAGAGTTACATTAACCTTGATCCCTTCTGCTGAGAGGACCTTACATGCCTTCAGTCCCTCTACAGTGCAAGGGACTTTAATTGTAACTGCTTCACCTAGTGGGAAGTAAGTTTTTGCTTGCTCAATCATTTCGTCAGCTGTCTCGGCAACCACCTCCGTGGAGACGCTGATAAGGGATGGACATTCTTTAAGTAGTCTTGATGCTACATTATAAAGGGTGTCACCCGATCTCAAAATTAGTGTCGGATTTGTAGTGACGCCATCAATCAACCCTGTGCTGTATGCCTTTTTAATTTCAGAGACATCAGCAGTATCTAAAAAGATTTTCATAATTTAGTTAACGTGAATAACGCCTGTCATACCAGCGCCTTGGTGAGGACCACAAAAGAATTCATAATCGCCTGCATCTGCAAACTTAATCTCCTGAGTTTCTCCAGGATTGAACATGAGTGATTCTCTGCTGAGGTCAGCACGACCTTCAACAATGATGTTGTGTGGGGGGAGCATATTGTTTACAAACGTTACGGTGTCCCCAGCGGAAATTGAAATATCGTTTGGCTCAAAAATGAGATTTCCGTTAGATCCCATTGTAACTTCTACTGCCCACGCTGGCAATGCCAGAAATAATGAAGCAAATAAAACTATGAAAAACTTCATACGCTATTTGTGTAACTGTAGTTATGTAGGGGGTTTATCCCCCATAGCCACATTCAAATGTCAAGGTCTCGTAACTGTTTCATAGCGTCAGTTTTACCCTTCAACATGCCATCAATATACCCTGCTCTATACTCCCAAGTCTGCCCACCATCTTTCCCTTTCAGGGGATTGATGCACTGTGCGTCGCCATACTTATTACATACCAGACCAGCAAGATCCAACTCTGAAGAGTCAGATGATGCTCCAGTCCCACGCCAAACGTGGGTGCCATTAATCCATGTAGCACCACACTTCTGGCACTCTTTACGTTCCAACTTAAAGTCGGACAGTTCTTTATCCATGATCTAGCAATTCCAAGCTCTCAGTGACTTATTTATTCTACTATCTGGATCGCTCGCTGTCTTCTTAGATGTGAGTTTCCTCTTCATCCCGCTCATTCGCGCACAAAAACTCTTTCTACGAGGGTTCCCAACTTTCTTTGAAGGTGCCTTAAGATCGCTTCCTGGGTTTTCACGCTCATACGACTTCCGTCCTTTTTCATTTAGTCCACCTTCAGAGTTTTTACCTGACTTTTTCTGCCAGTCTTCAGTAATGAATTCGTTAAAGGACTTCATTCTTCTACATTGTCAGGGTTGTTAGCACAATTCCTCTCATGCTTTTCTAACCACGTCTTAGGACGCTGGTGTCCAACAGGCACCGTGATGCCACAGTAACGACACTTCTTAGTTTCAGCCATAATGATAAGCTCCTTTAGTAGTTTTCTTAGGTAGTTTGCCACTTCTAGCTTTGGTGCCAGAGGTTTCGCCATACCCTTCGGGATGTTTGCCTGCTTTGGTCTTGCCAATAGAGTCAGACTTTGCCTTACTACCCTTCTCAGTATAGTGAAGTTTAGCAGACTTGTCCTTGTCCTTGGTGATCACGGATTCTTGACCGTGCTTGCGTCCCATGCGACGCATAACTTTACCGAATCTGCGCTTACTCATCTTATCAGGTTTTGAGGTCTGATAGGACACTTCGCGTCCAGTCTCTCCACTGTCATACTTATACTCACCGACACCTTTCTTGTGACCGATGCCATGCTTCTTTAGATCCTTTTCGAGTCCTTTACGACCCGCACGGTTCTTTTTTTCGTCAGACCCCCTGTCGGCACTGATGTGTCCAGTAACCTGAGTCTTTGACTTCTGCATCATGCGACCAGTAGCATTACCTTCTGCAAGGAATGCACTGAATGAAAGTGTAGTCACTTCCTCACGCTTGATACCACCGATCTTATCGAGTGCTTTACCGATTGCCTTACCGATCTTGTCGCGCTTACGCTCTTTGGGTTTGATGTTAGCACCCAACTTATTCAATCTACCAACAGCAGTGTTGTGTCTAGTGCTGACAGTATTGCCAGACTTTGCTGCCTTCTGACGCTTGGAATAGTCCATGTAGGACTCACCAGATTTCAGTTTCTTAGGATCTGACTTTGGTTTAGATGAAGCAGCACGATCTTCTTTGGCACGTTGATTAGCACCAGGACCACCCAACTTACGATCCTGCTCAGGATCTGG